TACGTACCAGCCGTTGAGGGCCCCGTTTGGATCGCCATCAACGATGCCCACGACGTTGTCACGGTTCTGCGGGTCAGAGAGCATCCCACCCTCACCCGCGTAGGTCGCGTATCGCTTGGTGTTGATGTCGGCGCCAAGTTCGGCTGCAGTCTGCTCCATCTCGGCGATAGCGGACTGCGCTGTCGAATTAACGGCTTCTTTGGCGGCAGCAACAGTGGGGTCGATTTGCAGCTTTGCGTTGATGACGAGATTGTGAAGGGCCTGGGGCGTCCATCTTGGCTGCCCGAATCGGTCGTAAACGATCTCCTCACTGTCGGTCATGTACCGATCGAAGATCGACGCGTTGTTGATCAGGTCACGTGGATCGCTCGAGCCCAGTGGGTTTGTGGGGTCAAAAGCCATATTTTCTCCTGGCACAAAAAAACCCGCACTGGGCGGGTATGCTCGATTGGGTCCTGCTCGGCCGGTAGTCAGCGGCTGCAGCAAGGAGCTATTTGGGCTTGGGCAGCTCTTGGTTGACTGTCAAGTCGATAAGCGGGGCGCCGGCAATCAGGTCCGGATAATTCCCCCAACCGCCTTTCATGATGGGGCGCTCCCATAGCTCAAGGCTGGCCGAGAAGGACCAGCTGCTCTGGCCCATCAAGGTGGGACCTTCGTAGACGTCCACAAACCGGGCCTTGTAAACGCCAATGCCGCCTGGGACCTTCAACGGACATTCGAACCATTGGCTGCCAGACACTAGTTGCTCATCGAACCAGGCCTCGAATGCCAGCGCCTGCGCATCGCTGAATATCCAGCGCACCGCGGCGACTGTTGGAACGCTCTTGTAAAGCCGTCGCTGTACTGATCGCCCGCTGACCTTGTTGGATCTGCGAATCGGGCTGACGGGGGTGAAGCCGTAGCCCTCGCGCAGCGGCATGGGCAACGATTTTGGGTAGACCACCATGATCGGTCCTTATGTCGGTGCGAAGCCGTCGTCGTCGGCGTAATAGTCATCTCGATACTCGAGGGCCGTGAAGTCGCAACTGCCGTCGCTGCCGGGGTTGATCTCGCTCATCATTGCGCTGTAGCCGACCTGGGTAGACGCTGCGAACAGAAGCCGGGCCGGCTCTATCGCGAGGTCGGTGACCAGATCAAAATCCAAGTCGGTCGCGGCAATGCTGATCTCGTACTCGCTTACCCGGGTCGGCACGATCAGCGCGGTGGCAGACCCGTCATGACGCCGGATCATGATGCGCGGGCTGTCCACGCCCCAGTCCAGCGGCTCCGTCACCTCGAGTACGACACGGTCGCCGACCTGCCGAGCGCCGATGATCAGTGCCGACTGGCTGGTTCCTGGAATGTCGTCGGCCAGGGCGATGCGATCAAAGCGTTCATAGCACAGCACTTCGAGATCGGTGGTTCCAGAGTACGACCAACGCTGGGACTGGTGCTTGCGCAACAGCCTCATGCCGATGCGCCAGGCGCGATCCCGATCCAGAACACCATTCAAAGTGATGGCATCGACCTTCAGGCCAAGGCTGTCACCGATCCGACAAGGCACTGTTTCCTCTGACCAGGTACGTGGGTCGACATACTTCACGTCTACTCCGTCGAAGTCATCCTGGCCAGGCGCAGTGAATGAGGCGGTGAGCTCGTCGGTAAGTTCGTGGTTAGTGATGGTGCCCCTAACGGGCTGTACACCTTCCCGGATCGCGCTAATCAATCCCTCTGTCAGCGTAAGATGACTCATGCCGGCCGCGAAGATCGTTTGCAGCACCTCCCGCACCGACGAAGCTTCGGTGTACTCCAGGTCGAAAGTCTCGCCGCGGGGCGTCCAGTATGACGACTCAAGCCCGAGCAGCTTCGCTGTGTCGACCTCGTCAGACAGAATGCCTAGACTGCCAAGAACGTGGAGCGCTGCGCCACTGATTGAACGACCAGGGAAGCCTTCATATAGCCGCTCAGCCACCAAGCTAACGCGCCGATCTGACTGAGCACCCAGGCGGTCTCCGGTTCTGATCGATGCAGTGAAGATGGTCACCCCGGGGTAGACTGCAGGGGCTTCCAGCTTCGAGCGCAGGCCATACCAGTAAACGGTGTCGCGGGTGTTCCCGCCGCTCTCGGGATTTTCGCGTCTAACTCGGTACTGCGGTCGCATCTTGTACGGCAGTGTCTTACGGAAGGTAAAGCCGATGGCGTCCTCGGTGTTACTCTGCAGGTTGTGCACCTCTCTGGTCCAAGCGCCACCGATTGCCGCATCACGCCACTCGACAAACACATTCAGCGATCCCGCCCGACGATGGCCATTGCTCTTGTACCAGGCAAGACCGCCTGGCAGATAGAAATCATACTCGATGGTATCGGTCACCTCCTGCTCCGGCACGGCCATAAATGGACCGAGCCAGTCCAGGTTGGAGGCACCATCCGCGCTAAGGGAGAAGTCCAATAGCGTCCGAACAGCAAACCCTGCCCACCCGGTATCTATCACACCGGCATCGGTGAGGCGCTGAACGCTCATGGTTAGACCATCAATGGCAGTGATGGTGTAGCGGTGGCTGCGATAGCCCAGGGATAGCCGCTGCGATCCATCTTCAAGACCGGCGAAGGGAGTGCCGTTTTCATAGTTGAGATCGATGTACGCCGGCTGCTCTGGCACGCCGCCGGCTGACGCCGAACCCACGGTGTATACCGGGGCCACGCCGAACACGGCCACTGGGGCATTCGACTGCGAGAGAGTGCCGCCCCGGTAAGGGCTCGACGGCTCAGCGATCAGCAGGCGGCCTGAGTTGTCCTGGGCCGTCAGTCCCATTCCATCAAGCTGGGAGGTGATCGAGGAGACCAAGCCGCTCATGTTCAAGTAGTTAGACGCCAGCGAAATGGTCCGCGTACTCCCCCGGTAGGTGATCGTCCATACCGCCGGGGAAGCCGTGAAGTCGTAGGTAGTTGGCGATGCGCTCGCCTGCACGGCCGATGGGCTGCCCCCCGACCCGGGCACCGGAGGCACATAGGGCGAGTAGCTGGCCACCACCAGGTCATAGTCCATATCGGTGGACAAGGTGACCTTCATACCCACGAACGGAGCCAGATCACCCAGAGGTCCGGAGATCCGGTCGTACTCCCCAACGCTGCTCACCGTATAGCTGTTTGGCGTGCGCATGGTAACGGTCAACCCGCTGTCCCACACCTCGGGAAATTCAGGGCTCTCGCCCGCAAGGCTCACACTCAGGCCGCCAAGCACCAGCGCATCGGCAATCACCGAGGTTCCTCCGCTTGCTGTCGATGCCGTGTCCAGGCCTGAGGTGCCGGCGTCGGTACCACCGACCTCCCCCACCGAGTACCAGTTTTCCGCCCGAGTGTCGCCCGCCAAGCTCTCGCCCGGGTTGTAAGTGGCGTACGACACATCCGTGCCAAACGCAGCCAGCGGGGTGTCGCCGATTTTGATGCTGCTGGGCAGGAAGACGTGTGATCCAGCACCTACGCACAGGCACAGGCTCGTGTGCAGTTCGCGCTCATTGACGAAACGCGAGACCGGCTGCACCACATAGTCCGGATAAACCTTGTAGCGACCCAAGATCTCCCGCACAGGTTCGTTGACCTTGGCTCGGTTGGCCTTGGCGGGGTTGAGGTCGATGGTGTCGCCCTGGCCGGGCTGCGATACCCCGGGCGTCTTCATGGACAGGACCATGACCAAGGCGACAGCTGCCACAGCCACAGCAGCCCAGGCCGCCACCACCAAGGCGCTGGCCCGCGGCTCGGGATAGATGCGCACATCGGTTTCCGGTCGCACCACGAACTCAGCCCAGGCCACCACCGGCAGAAGCTCGCCACCGACCTTGATGCAGATGGGGTGTTCGCGCTCCAGAGAGAAATCCGGCGCCTGCTGCTTCAACCAATCAACCAGCAGGATCGGGGCCTCGATGACGTGTGTTTCAAGCGGCTCGCCCTCAAGGCCACTGGGGTAAAGCCTGATCATCGGTAGTACTCCACTCGGGAAAAACGGCGCTCAAAGCGGCGAAGGGGCGTCAGGCTGACGTTGCGCCTGGGGTTGATCTCCAGCACCTCAAGGGCGCCGGCCACCTCTAGTACGATCGCTACGTGGTCCTGCACCTGGCCCCGGTATGCAGCAGCGACCACGCCGTGACCCGGTACGCAGGAAGTAACAGCGCACTGGATCATCTGTTCGCAGGCCCGCACGAACCCACCATCGGCCTTGCGCATCTCAGACCACTCAGGCCAAGCCGGCAGGCCCAGGTCGCGGCGTACCTCCAGCACCAGCCCGTAACAGTCGACGTGCGGCCACAGTCTGCCGCCCTCGACGTAAACGCCAAGGGTGTATTTGTCGGTATTCATAGGTAGCGCAGCCCTGGGAATTCGTTGAGGTTGTAGCTTTTGCGTGGCCACCGGGTGTCGAGTAGGTCGAAGTAGCCGGCGGTTACCGAGACCTGGGTCGCCGTGACTGAACCGCCCTTGATCTTGAACCGGTGCGGCGCATGGGCCGGAGCACCGAGGTCGTCGGAGGTGTACGCGCGGTAGATAAGCGACATGCTGCGCCCATCCCTCAGCGCCGCACGGACGAAGCCAGAGGCGATGCCGTCGATGTTGCTCAGCGCGAAGGTCAGATCCTGGGTGCCGTCGTCATTGCGCGCCGGCAGGGCCAAGTCCATGCCGCATGGCGTGCACACCACCACCTGACCTGTTTCCAAGGTGATGGTCAGCTCGTCCCAGCCTTTGGTCATCCAGTAGGTGGTAATCCCGTCGGTGATCTCGAGCACTTCATGGATGATCTCCGGCCCGGAGCTGGCGTACAGCCTCTTGAGAATGCTCATCGCGCAGCCCTCTTAACGCCCCATCCCTGCGACAGCGCCTTGGAAACGTCGCCGTTACCCCGAGCTAGGTCGCCCGCGATCTGCTTCTTCGCCTCTCGGATGAAGATCTTCAGCTGATCGCCCTCCTGCTCGAATCCAACCTGAGCAGGTATGTTTTGGTTGACTTGCACATTCATCGTTACGCCGCCAGGCTTGGACGTGGCATCAACGCTGTTGGCCCGCTGCAGGTAGCCGGTCAGGTCTCGGTTCTGCGCAGGGCTCAGCACTCGCTCACCGCCATCCAGCAACCAGGTGCCCTCGCTGGGAATATTGTCGATACCGGCGTGGGCCTGGCCGGACAGCGCCGAGCCTACTCCGGTCATCAGCACCCCTGCAGCTGCGGCGGCGGCGATAGCCGCACCCGGGGCGATTGCCGGGCCTACAAAGGGAACCCCGATCATCGCGGTGAATGCGTTCAGGCCGGCCATGGCCACCTGCGCCGCCGCATATGCCAGCAGCGAGTGCCCGATGGATTGGATGAAGGTTGCAGCGAAGTCCTTGGCGTTGAGCTTCCCGGTCTCGGCCCATTCAGTCAGCATGTCGGTCAACGAGCTGAAGGCCGCCGAACCCACGCTCTGCATGTTGCTGTACAGATCCATGGCAGCTTGTGCCTGGGTCGCGAAACCGCTGATGAAGCCAGCGGTGCCGTTCTGCTGCATCGCGTCAACATCCTGGTAGTACTTCTCCTGCATGGCCTTGCGGTCATTCAGCGCTTTGTTGAGGATTTCCGTCTCCCGCTCGTACACCGAGTCGGACACATCCCCTGCATCGTGACGCTGCCGCAAATCCTCAAGCTGGTCCTGGTAGTTTTGCTCGATGGCCAGCAGGTCCAAGGCCCGCTGCTTCATCTCATCACTGCTGTAGGCATTCTTCAGCGGCGCATCCAGCGTGCGCTGATCGATGCTCAACTGCCGCTTCACGCTTGCATCAAAACCGGCGACCGCCTTGTCGTCCTCCTTGGCCTGCTTCAGTTGCTTCAGCTGGTCCAATTCAGCGGCCAGGCCCTTCAGACGCTCTTGCTGCTTGGCGCTCAGGCCGGTGAGATTCCCCGACTCCAGCTCGAACTGGAGCTTGGCCACCTCCGTGGCTTCTTTGCGCTTGTCCGTCTCGGTGTTGATAAGGGCAATCTGGCGTTTGTAGCCTTCCTCGGCGGTGTCGAACTGACCCTGGAGTTTTTTGGCAGCGGCTTCGGCCGCTTTGGCGGCCTCTTGCTGGGCTGGGGTAGTCGGCGTGAATGTGCCTGGCTGTGGCGTACCGCCACCAAGTTCTGCGGCAGCTTTTTTAGCATCAATTACATACTGACGAATCTTGTCGCCCGCCAGCGGCTTAGCAAGCTCCTTATTGATTTCCTCGATAGCCACACGTGCATTGCCAAAATTCACCAGCGCGTCCTGACGCATATTTTCAGCGGCAGTTTTGAAATTGCGCGAAGTCTCTCCGAACGTGATTTTCCCGAGAATGTCGTTACCCGCAGCACCTATAGAATTCAGGTAATACATGGCCGTATCAAAGCTACCGACCAGGGTCTGCGCAGTGATATTGAACGCCCGAGCAATGCCGTCACCGATGCTGGCTGTAACCGCTACGGTCTCAATCATTGAGTCGGCTAGAGCGCTGATCTGTGACTTCAATCCCCCAGCTTCTTTGGTACTGCTTGCCAAGTCCTTCGAAAGCTGCGCCAGCACAGGCATGAATTCGGCGGCTAGTGTGGTCTTCACTGCCCCCAAATATGTGCCAAGTACGGTGAGCTCATTACTGAACTGCTTGGCAGCCAGAATGGTTGTTTCATCCATTACGGCGCCAGCAGCTTCAGCTGCATCACCATATTCCTTGAAACCCTGGGAATTGTTCCGCAACAGCGGCAATAGAGCCGTTGCGTCACTGGCAATCGCTTCAAGGTAGAAAGTCATTTCCGACTGACTAACCTTCGCCTTTTCAAGGCTGGACACATACAGGCCAAGAGCCTGGCTGCCACTCAGGTTGCGAAACTGCTCAGCGGTAACGCCAACCTTCGGCGCGATCTGCTCAAAGAAGTCGGCCATCCCGCCGCCTCCGGTGTTCAGAAAATCACCGACTTTGTCATTCACGTCCTTGAGAATGTCGGAAAGCTTGTCCTGCTCGACCCCTACTGTTTTGGCCCCTACGGCCATCTTTTGGAAATCAGTTACGCTGACGTTTGCTACTGCGGCAAGGTTGGATATCTCAGATGCTGAATTGACAGCTGAGACCATCATCGTCGTAAACGCAGTAACAGCAGTCGCAACGCCTGCGCCCACAGCAGTACCTACCGCTTTGGCGCTCTTTTCAACCTCTTTACGCCACTTGGCGGAACTGCGCTCCGCCTTGTCCAAGCCGGCTACAAACCCGCCAACCTGTGCAATAACGTCCAGAGTCAAAGTGCCCAGCGATCTTGAGGCCATCTTTTTCTCCGAGCATAAAAAAACCCGCACTCGGCGGGCTAATTGTCATGATTATAACTATCGACCAAGAACCTTGGACTTCTCTGCTTCAAATTCTTCAGCGGTAAGATGTCCGCGATCTCTCAGTTCGGCCAACTTCTCAAGCTTCAAGTAAGGATCTTCCTTGTCTGGCCGCGTGACCAGTATCTCTTTGTGCTTAACCGTAGAATTGCTCTTTATCGCAGACACCGACCATATAAGCGATGCAACCCAGCCTATAAATGTCCAGCCAAGCAACAGATTCAGGAAAAAAATCGAAGCCTTGTTGTGATGCCCTCGTACCACTGAGATCAGGAATGGCAGAAGGTACAAAGCCGTCATCCCTATCAGCATTGGCGCGGCATCAAATGGTTCTGGGTTTACTGCCATGGCTTGGGCTCCCTGCAATCCCTTTCATTGGAGGACGGCAATTTACCATCATTGCCAGCAGGGTTGCACCACTACGCCCATGTAGCCTTGGCATCCTCTAGGGAGATCGGCCTGTCGTCCTGATCGTGCGGTGTGAAGTCTGCAATGGTGTAGGGTGCCGGCCGCTTCTTCGGGTCTCGCGCCTGGTTGGCCAGGATCATGGCCAGCAGGCCAGTGGCGCGCTCCACCCGCATCCCGACGTGAAGTGAACCCCGACGCTGCCTGTACTTCTCCCAAGACCTGAACTCACGAAGGCTCAGGTTTTCTTTGGCCTGCGCGATCGTCGAGCCGCCGATGCCGGAGAGGACGAGCTCGTGCCAGATTTCGTCGAGCTCGGTGAGCTCCTCGTCTTTCCCAGGTCGTTCACCTCTTGGATGGCAAACAGCAGGGCGACGGACAGTGCGCCATCGAGAGAGCCGAGGCGCTTGGTGCTTTCGGGGTCTTTTTCCAGCTCGACCGGATCGAGCGGGCCGTGGGTAATGTCCAGAGGGCTGCTGAACACCGGGTTGCCGTGTTCGTCGCAGATAGATGCGGCGATGCGGCCGGCGATACTGTCTTGCTTGCTGGCCACCGACATAACGTCGCTCACCGCCGTCTGGTAGCCCAGGGGGCGGACGTAGACGATGGCGGTGAAGTCGGTGCCGTTCTGGCGCCACTTGATTTCCTTTTCTACCGGACGCCCGGTGAACGAGCCAGCGCCCTTAAGCGCGTCGAGTGTCAACTTCATGGGTTACCTCAGGCGTTGGTGGTCTTGGGAATCCAGGCGGAGCCGCCGGAGCGCTGGATGGTAGCGGCGGTGGTTACCGCTGCGTTGGCGGCGTGGTCGAACGGGAAGTCAGCCACATAGCCGTCGAACAGGAACCAGGTGCGGGTGGGCGGGAGCACGAAATCATCCGCATCGCCCAGGACTGCCGTGGCCGCCGCGCCGGTACCAGCGCCACCAGTGAGGGTGACAGTGGGTTTGCTGGTGTAGCCAGACCCGGCGTTGGTGATGTTGAAGCCAACCACCTTGCCGTCCTCGATGATCGCGGTTGCAGCTGCGCCGGTACCGCCACCACCAGAGAACGCAACGGTCGGTGCGGAGGTGTAGCCGGTGCCGCCATTGGTGAGTTCGATAGCCGCCAGCGCGCCTGCCACCCCAACCGTGGGCTTGATACCCTTGCCGTCCGACCAGCCAACTACCCAGCGAATACTCTCGATGGTGTCGTCTTCCGAGATCTGATGCAGGCGCACGTGTGAAGCGTTGCGTGGGTCGACGTTGAGGGTCAGCGAAGCCTGGCCCGGGGTGCGCAGGCCACGCAGGTACTTGCGCACAGTGTCGCTGAGGCAGGTCACTTCAACCTGGTCAGCGGGGTTGCCCCCTGGGCTGAAGGCGGTAGCGCACTCAACCTCCATGACTTCGAAAACAGTACGGTTTGCAGCTGTGGGCACCAGGGCATAGACCTGGGTACCCTGAGCGAGAATCGCCATGGGTTTCTCCAATTGCGGGCAAAAGAAAACCCGCACTGGGCGGGCTATTGGGGTTTGTTGCAGCGCTACCGGTGGACCATCCAGTCCACGTCGAAGCTGGCTCGGTAATTCTTGGTCTCTGGATCGCGACCTTCGACGCCCCAGCGGGTAACGTAGGCGTCCAGCTCAACCGCATCACGGATCGCGTCACGAACCTTTCTGGCGGAATCGCCAGTGACGGCGTACACGTCGACCTGCAGTGTGACGCTGTCGACATCCGGGCGGCCAGCTAGGTAGTTCTCTGGACTACCGTTGACGATCTGCCAGACAGCATATGGCTTGGCCACGCCCCCCTCAGCCTCCCCGAACGAGTAGAGGCGCATGGTTGTGCCTGCGCCAAGCAGCGCGGTCACGGCCGGGCTGTTCAAGCAGGCCTGTACGATCGGTGGGGTCATGAGGATGCTGCCTTCTTCGCTGCGCGCCGAATGGCACGGTCGATTGCCTTCTCGTACTCGGTGACGAAGGTGTTGGTCACCTCGCTGATGCTGTTGGCCAGGGCCGGGCGCATGAACGGAGCAGCGGCCATCTTCTCGGTTCCGAACTCGATCAGGCGCCAGTGCGGCGTCGGAGCGTTCGGGCTGAGGTCACCGCCGTTCTTGAGCACGGCGCCGTGCAGCACGCCGATGCGGAATCCGAGATTGCCGGTCTGCTTGAACAGCCGCCCATTCCAGCGCAGAGCGATGTTGTCAGCGATCGAGCGGCCGGTGGCCTTGTCGTCGATGCGTTCGGCGCCCTCCTTGGCCTTCTGCACCACAACCTGGGCGGCCTTGCGTAGCGCAGCCCTGCCACCTTTGCGGCGGACGTCGTGGCTGACAGCGTCCAGCTTGCCCAGCAAGCTCTCCAGCCCGGTGATGTTGAACTCGACGCCGTCAGCCATCCTTCACCCCCTTCTCGACCAAGATCGTCAGGTAGTCCAGACCGGACTTGGCATCAGCCAGCGGTGGGCCGACGATGCTGTACACCTCGCCCCGGTACAGGATGCGCATGGTAGGTAGCACGCCGGGCCGGTACCGGATGACCATCCGGCCCGTGGCCTGAGCCTGGCCGGCCTGGGCGGCAATGAAGTCTTTGGCTGACAGGTCTTCGACACTGGCCGGGCACTTCTCCCAGCGGGTGACCCATTCCGGCTCCCCGAACTCCAGGGTCACCGGATCGCGCACCGGCTTCAGCTCCTGAATGTCTATGCGGTGCCGCAGCCTTCCGGCCTGCATCACACACCCATCCGGATGCGATAGGGCATCAGCAGGTGCTGCGAGGCCAGCGGAAGCTCGGTAGCGATGGTCCCGGTCACGACGTCTTCACGGTTGGCAAACAGGTGGCCAAGCTTTAACAGGCAAGCAGCCTGGATAGAGGGGTTGAGCACCATGCCGTAGGCGATGGCATCGGCCTGGTCGTACGCATCCGCCAGCGCCTGGCGGGCATGGTCGAGCAGTCGGCAGCGCAGCGTGTAGTCCTGCTCTGCCTCAGCTGCAGCGACCGCCGCAGAGTTCGCCTCCTTGGCTTGCTGCAGGGAGGCCGACACACCGGCGCGGGCGCCGTCGAGCGTCACCTGGTCCAGGTAGAAGCGGCGGTTGAGGAACTGCATCGCCGCCTCTTCCGACGCGTCCAGCTGAGCCTGGACCAGTACCTGATCTTCAGGTTCGGCCAGCAGGTGGTGCATGGCCAGATCGATGGCGATCACAGACATGGATCACTCCTTGGCCTTGGTGGTAACGCTCTTACCGCCCTTGTTGGCCGGCTCCTGACCCTTCTTGTTCTCGGGCTCCGCAGCTTTCTTCACGTCGTACTCCTCGATCAAGCCGTTGCGCAGCAAGTCACGAGCACGCAGCTCGTCCACGGTGATTTCTTGGTTGCGCTTGACGTAAGCGCCACCGTTGTTGAAGCCCTTGATGGTTTTGACTTTGACGTCTGGCATGTGCGGTCACGCCCGGTTTCCCGGGCGCGCTCCTGAGGTGGTTACGGGGTGGCTTCGAATTCGCCGTGCACGAACGACTCGGGGCGATACACCGCCAGCGCCAGGCGCTCCTCGGCGCGGATGGTGACCATGTTGGTGCGGAAGTTGTCACCGTCTTCGGTGGAGACCTCGACAGCCGCTTCCTCGCGGTCGAATACCTGTGCAGCGATGTTCATCGCGCCGACCAGGAACTCACCCTCTGGCACCGCGTTGCTGTCCACCACCGGCAGCTTCCACAGACGCTGGACGCCGCCTTCTTGGACGTTCACCCAGATGTAGGAGCCGTTGGCGTCCTTGGTCAGCTCGATGTCTGCCCAGTCCACAGGGTTCAGCGCGATGGCCGAAGCACGGTACTCGGCCACGCGCACCTGCAGAATTGCGCGGCGCAGGGTGTCGATCTTGGTGTCGCCGGTTTTGCGCAGCGCTTCGTTGAAGGCGGTGGCTTGCGGGATCAGGCCCAGGAGGTTCTGCCCGGTGCCATCGCCGGCCAGCAGCTGCTCCTCTTCCTTGTACTTCAGGCCGTAGATCGCACGGCCGTTGATATAGCTCTGCAGCAGCGGAATGTCCGACAGCACCTGCTTGGAAGCGCGGAACCAGTGGGCAATGGTGATGACGTTGGTAGTCTTCAGGCCAAAGGACAGATCGGACTGGGCCTTCGCGGCGCCCTCACCCGCCTGCGGCGCGGCCATGTTCTGGAAGCCGGTTTCCTGCACGAACTCGACCGCGTTCGAGCCGGTGCGGCCTGGCATGATCAAGTCGCGAATGGTGAATTCACGCTCTGGGCCCACCACGATGCCGGGTACCCGGGTCGGCTGGATCGCCACGCCGACGCCACCGGTCCCGGTGGTAGCGCTGGTGATGTTGGTCACGGCCTTGCGACCTACGCGAACGATGCCGCGACCGCGAGTTTGCAGCGACTTGAAGTCGTCGCAATCGGTCAGCTCCTCGCCAGCCGACTTGAAATCGACTGGATCATTGGCGGAGAAGCGGCGGGCCATCTTCTGCTCGATCTCTTGAAGGCGGTCCTGCAGGCCCAAGCCGTCCTTCACCAGGCCATCGAGGATGGTCTTGGTGTCGGCCAGGATGGTGCCGTGCGACTTGATTTCTTCGGTAGCCTTGGCGGCGAACGCCTTGATCTCTTTGTCGCGCTCATCGAGCAGGTCGTTGACCGCTTTCAGTTGCAGCTTGTCTTCGGCGTGCTCCTTGCGCTGGAACTGGCGGTGTTCGGAGCGAGCCTGGTTGCTCATGGCGTTATGCATGGTGAATCCTCAAAACGATGGGAGAGACAGTGCCGGGCGCGATTTCAGCGCCTCGACGATTTCAAGTTCTGCCAGGTCGCCCTCGGACTCGCTCCGGAGCAGATGCTGCAGCCCGCGGTTGGCAATCACCGCCGACTGGGTTTTCGAGAAGCCTGCCTCGCGCAGGAGCAACTCAAATTCGGGCATCGAAGGCAGGCCACCATGGGCCAGTTTCGATTTGATGGTGTCGGTACGCGCTTCGTCGTTGGCCGGCACGGTGACGATGGAGATCTCGATTAGGTCCAGCTTCGTCAGCGTGCGAATGCGGGTTTTTTCATCGAAGGTGGATTCGCGGACGTAGTAGCCGATGGACAGGCCGGTGATGGAGCGGCTTTGCATGCCCCGATGGGCGATGCGGGCGTAAGGTGCGTCAGCCAGCCAGAGCTCGCCTTCACCGAACAGGCCACGGTCGTCTTCCTTCAGGCTATCGATGTTCCAGCTGCCGATGGGCTCGCCGGTTCGGTGCTGCCAGAGTACGGGGAAGGTGCGGCCCTTGGCCTTGGCCTCGGCAATCGATTCGAGGAATGCACCTGGTGCGACGACCTCGTTGTAGCTGTCGACCACGCCGAACACCGACCCGTAGCCAGAAAAAAGGCCGTCGTCGCCGACAGCCTTTACGTCATAGTCGAAGGAGCGGTACTTGACCGCCGCCAGTCGATCCTTTTGTCTCATGGGGTGTTACCTCTTGGCTGGTCGTTGAGCCAGTCGAGCAGCGCCGCCTTGGCCTGGTTGGCGCCGCCGGGGTCTTCGCCTAGCTTGTCGATCGGCAGCATGTTGGATTGCACGGTGAGCTTTGCCGCGTTGCCACCCTCCGGCGGCAAGTTCTCTTTGCGCCGGCAGTCGTCCCGGGTGTAGATCCCGTTCTGGGTCATCGAGCTGTAGAAGGCCGCCCGCGCCGCGCTGTCCATGCGCAACAGCCCTTCCGGGTTGAACTTCACGTAGAAGCGGCGACGTTCGTCAGGACGCAGCAGGCGGCGGTTGGCGCACATTTCGATGCGCTTGATCCAGGGCAGCAGCGTGAAAGACAGGAAGCCGATCATCTGCTGCTCCATGCCGGTACCCCAGCTGGTGGAGTTCTGTGTGTGCCCGACCATCCAGGGCGGCACGCGGAACCAGCGGCAAATCTCCTCGACGTTGAACGCCCTGGTCTGCAGCATCTGGGCATCCTCAGGCGTCATGGATACCTGCTGGTACTTCATTCCCGCCTCGAGAACCATCGTCTTGCCGTGGTTCGTCGCGCCTGAGAACTGCTTGATCATGTCCTCGCGGATGTCCTTCCGCTGTTCCGGCTTGAGGATCTGGTCCGTGGACAGGACGCCGCCCAGCTTCATGCCGTTGGCGAACATCTTGGCCGCCGACTCATCAGCCGCCATGGCCGAGCCCAGCACCTGTCGCCCGTATGCCAGAGGCGAAAGGCCGCAAAGCGGGTCAACGCCGAAGGCTCGGACGTGCACCATCTGATCCTCGGTCAACGTGTGAGGCTTGCCGAAGTTGTCGGTGTAGCGGTACTCAATGGAGCCGTCCGCCAAGCGCCGCGGGGGCGACATGTTCTGCGGCAGAAGGAACTCCAGACTCGTCAAGGTGCGGCCGCTCTGGTGGGGCTCACAGAATGCATTCCCCTGCAGCAGCAGGCTGGCCATGACGTTCTCCCAGAACTCCACAGGGGTTTGGTCGGCGTTGGGTTGCTGGCTGATGACGAAGTTGACCGGGTGAGAGCTGGCCACCACCGGCGCACCGTTCCTGTCCTCGTACAAGGCGATCGGCAGCGTGGCGATGGTTTCAGCGATCAAGCGCACGCATGCCCAAACAGTCGAGAGCTGGAGCGCCGTCTGCTGGCTGACCACCTTCCCTGAGGCCGAGTCGGTACCGTAGAAGGTGTTCCAGAAGGCGGAGTCGGTTAGGCCGATCTTGCGCCCCGCCCAGCCCGCCAGGCTCGATGCCACTCCCGGCTCGGCCGACTTCACCAGGGCCTGGCCGAGGATCTGAGTGAGTGATTTAGCCACCGATCAACCCCTTGCGAATGAAGCCCGCGGCGACCAGTAGCGAGCCGGCCGCAGCCAGCAGCGCGTAACCCAGGCCGGCCAGCACGTATACGCCAGCGACGCCCAGCAGCAAGCCGCCGGCGGCAAGCACCAGAAAGATGATCAGGCCAGTTTTCATAGGTAGTCCCGTTAACCAACCACGATCGGGCTGGCAAGAAAGTCATCGAAGTGGCCGGAGTCGTCGATACCGAGCTTGATGGCCACGGCGCAGCCGGTGATCAGGCTCACCATGCCGTCGATTTTGTTCTCCGGGCGCTCCTTGTTGGGGTAGATGTTGTCCTTCACGTCCAGCTTCGCCACCACGTTCGAGGCCATCCAGGTCAGCACCGGACAGTCACCGTGGGCCAGCTTGCGCTGCAGCACCAGAGCTTCGACCTCCTTCATGGGCTCGCTCAAGTTCTGCACTGTCTGGCGCAGCGCCACCATCGGCAAACCCTCGGCGTCCATTTCCTGAGCCAGCTGGGTGGCCTGCCATGGGTCGTAGGCGTAGGCCCGGATGTCGAAGCGACCGGCAAACTCGCGCATGTCCTCCTTGATGACTTCGAAGTCAGTGACCTCTCCGTCGGTCAGGGTCAGCAGACCGAGAGCATCGAATTCGCGGTACCGCGCGGTGTTGCTGTCCAGCTCCTCCAGCACCCGCGCCTCTGGCAGGTAGTACCTGGCGTGGATATGCCAGAACGGATCGTCGCCATGGGGCGGGAAGATCAGCAGGTTCGCAGCAATGTCGATCTTGCTCGCCAGGTCGAGACTGCCGTAGCACGGACGGCCCTCCAGTTCTGCAAGGCTCTTCCTGACCGGGGCCTCTTTCCAGCGCAGCATGTTGAGCCAGGCATTCTTGGCGCCTACCCACTCATTCAGGTGCTTGGTGCGGAAGGTGGCCTGCTTGGTTGCCGACTGCATCGCATCACGCTGGCGGGCCAGCAGGAAGTCCTCGCCGACCGAAATGCCGAAGTTCGGATTCGCCTTGCGCAGCGCGATCTCGCTGGTCCAGTCATCGCCATGGTCAATGGTGTAGAGCGCGGGCCAGAGATCAGGACGCTCAATGACCCCTTCCAGCATCCGCTCGGAGTCGCGGATCAGCTGGTGGCACGGCCCGCCGATGCTGGACCCCGCAGTGGTGATGACTAGCATGATTGGCTGCTCGCGGGCGCCCATGCCGGTTTCCATGGTGTCGTAGAGCGTCGAATCCTGATGTTCGTGGTACTCGTCGACCACCGAGCAAGACGGTGAAGAGCCGTCGCCAGGCTTACCGATGACCGGTTCGAATCGCGACCCATCGGCCAAAACGACCATGTTGGAAGCGTTCACGTCGACGCCGTAGTGCTCTCGCAAGTCGTCGGTACGCTCGACCATCAGCTTGGCCGGCCTGAACACCTCCCAGGCCTGCTTCTCCGTGGTCGCGCCAGAGTAGACCTCGGCGCCGAACTCTCCGTCGGCGACAAACATGTACAGACCCACGCCGCCGCCGATGATCGATTTGCCGTTCTTCCTGGGTACGAACACCAGAATCGTCCGGTAACGCCGGGTGCCATCCTTCTTGCGGACCCAGCCGAACGGCACGCAAACCGAGAAAAGTTGCCAGGGCTCCAGCTTGATCAGCTGCTTCTTTCCGCCCCATTTACCCTTGGTGTGCGGCAGAAGCTGCAGGAACTTGGCGACTTTCTCCGCCTTGGCGGGATCGAATTTGTACGGAAAGTCCTTGCGCTTGGAGGCAGCCAGGTCGTCGAGGTGACGCTGAGCCAGCAGCTGGATCCATTTGCAGACGAGGATCTTCCCGGCGACGACATCCTTGGCGTACTTTTCGGCCGCCTTCATCAGCGGAAATTTCACCTTGGCCATCACAGCTCCGCGAATGCATTGCCCTTCGGCGCGTCTTTTTTACCCCCGCCCACCTTGGACCGGTCAGCCGGCGTCATGCCGAACTTGCCGAGCATGGCTTCCAGGCGCACCAGCTTGGCGGCAGGGAAATCGAGGGGGTCGTTACGGAACTGGGCCAGCAGGTTGGCGGCCAGTTCCAGGCTGAGTCGGTCGGAGTTGGTCAGCACGTCCCGCGGGGCGTACTTGGCGATCTCCTTCCAGGCGTGGAGCACTGCTCCGTTGATGTGAGCCGGCGGTGCGGTCAGCTCACCCACCGGTTCGGCATCCTCGCGGCGTCGCTGGGGGTCTTTCTTGAACGCACCGGTCAGCTCAAGCACGTTGGTCGGCTTGCGCGGTCGGGCCATTTTGAAAACCTGAATTTTGCGGAAGTGGAAAAAAAGCTGGGGGCGCGGTGTCCGAGCGAAAAGGCCTGAACTTTCACTATGCCCCTCCCCTCAGACGAGACTCGTTATCATTTGAGCTGTCTCTTGATCATTTTTCGATCAAATCGGGATGCAGCTCCAGGCCCTGCCCTTAACAAGCACGGGGATGTACTCCCGGCAGACACCAAACTCCTCTGCCAGGGCCTTGGGTGACTCACCATGCGCCCGGCGACGCCTGATCTCGATGACCTGCGCCTCTGTCAGTCTTCGATGTCGTGCTCGCATGCCAGGCCCTAGCGTTCCATGGCGAATAGCGTCTTGGGCATTGTCCTCTCGCGTACCCCAGACCAGGTTCCCAGGGCGGTTATCAGTGCTGACGCCATTGAGGTGTCTGGCCTGATGGTCGTCATCCTGCGGCAAGCCGGCGTATGCCATGAGCACAAGCCGATGCACTTCGAAGCGATGACGCTCTCTCTTGCCATCGACTCGCACGGTCAATGTGACGCGGTGGTAGCCACGGTTGACCTGGCTCTTCAGCACCCTAACTGATCCAGACCGCACAGACGCAACTTCCCCGCCCTCAGTCGCGTAGTAGCCGCTGAGGTTGGGTATAGGTCGCATGGTCTATCTATCGATGTTGTCGGGATTCTTTCTGCGTCTTGGCCTTGTGGCAGTCGCGATTGATCGCCCGCAGGTTGTGATCATCATCCGTGCCGCCGTGGGCCAGCGCGACGATGTGGTCAACTTCATCTGCCTCGCGAATCCTTCCCAGCCTGGTGCAGTCGTCGCACCGGCACAGGTACTGATCACGCTTGAGGATGCGGTCACGCAGCCGACGCCATGGCCGGCCGCCACGACCTGAGCCCTTGCGTGTAGCCCAGGCTTTGGCCTGCTCGGCAGCCAGATCGGCATGGCCGTCACAGTAACCATTGGCATTGCGGTGCAGCGATCGACAGCCTTGGGCTCTACATGGGCGCTGCGGCCTTAACGGCATGGCGTGCCATCCAGGTAGGACCGCGGTTCAGCTTCAGGGTCAGCATCGTCACCGTCAGCCAGCGCCTCGATCAGTGCCAGGTTCTGCGTTGCGATCTGCTCCAGCAGTGCGGTCTGTTTGCGCTGTTCGTCCAGTAAGTCGCTGACGCTTGGCTGCAGCTGGGCGGTGATGCCCGCCTCAAGCACGATCAGCTCACACTTGAGTCGATCAGCTGTCCCTGCCAGGTGTTGAGTCAGTCGCTCGCGCACCTCCGTCTTGATCGGGAACGGAACGCTGACCACCAACAGGTCGCCCTTCTTCGGGCTCAGCTGCTCGATTTGTTGCGAATAGGTTTGCTGCTCGCTCATACGCCACCTTTGTCCACTTGTTGATCCACTCGCGCCGAGCGGCGCATCCACTACAGGCCATTGCTCACCTCCTGTACCAGGTCAGCTGGTAGCACCGCGCATCGGCGGGTATCTCGGCGATGGGCCAGCGCAAGCAGCCCATGTACTTTCGCTCTGGCCGGGTGCGGCTCACACGCAGCGTCTGCACCAAATAGGCAGATCCGGCAGCAGTGGTTATGAAATCACTGACTGCAATGCCGTCGGCACCGTCGACATACAGCCTGCATGGTGTATAGGGTTGCTTGGCCATGTTCGATAAGCTCTCTCGCGCAATGAAATCGGCGCATCCGCGGGGTCGTCGGAACGACATTCCGCCCGGATGGTCGTAGCGGAAAGATCTGGAGAAACCGTGATGAAAGAAATCGAAGAGCTTATAGACAGGTGCGTTTTGCTAACCGAGAAGCTTGAAGGCCTACTGGAGGAGCATCCCGTGGCGTCCGGATCAGTTGTTTATCAAACTGCCGTTCGTGTCCTCACCATGCAGGTTAATCAGCTTCAGCAAGATGTAATTACCAAAGCAGCGCGCGGAGTCATCCACGAAAGGGATCAGCTTCAACCGGTCCCCGGTCGAGTGCTTCACTAATCTGGCTGAACGCATGATCAGCGTGCTCGCGCCACAAAACGGCGCATGTCTGTTTTGTGGCGCGGATTAATCGACCTTGCGGCTCGGCAGCTTGAAGTCGGTGACGCGATCAGCAATGGCGCGGACCTTCTCGACACCAAGGAAGCCAACCCAGCCACCCACAAACGTCGACATGCTCTGCGGCAGGCCGAAGAACTCCAGGCCGCTGATGATCGTCAGGGTCAGGCCGCCGCATATGGCGCCCTCCACCAGCATCTGCCGGCGAGTGCCGCCACCGTAAGTGATGCGCAGCACAGCCATGGCGCAGGAGAGCCCGGCCGCATACAACAGGGGCGAATGCTGGCTCAACCACGCAAGGGCAACCGCCCAGGTGTCTGGTTTGTCTGGCATGTTGGACATCCGGGTTCCTCCCTTGCGGGAAGCAGAAAAAGAAAAGGCCCGCCGTTATGGCGAGCCCTTGGATACGTGAAAAGGTGGCCCCGTGCTATCGTCGAGCTTCCACACAAGACGTTTCACGGAGCGAAAAACGATGAAGGTAACCCTCAAGTGCGCCAAGTGCGGCAGTGACAAGTTCGAGGTTCCGGCTAGGCCGAACGACAACTCGAAGGTCACCTGCGGCAAATGCGGTGCTGTCGAGACTTACGGGAAGCTCATGAAGGCTGTGGGCGACAAGGTCACGAAGGACCTGCAGCGGCAGCTCGGGAAAATGTTCAAGTGACCTGAGCGTTTCAGCCAGAGGGCGCAGGAAGTCAGCGGCGCCCTCAACCTCAACGTCGAGCTGTAGCTTTTCCATGCATCCTCCAGATACGAAAAAGCCCCAGCTGGTGCGAGGCTTGGAATGGGTGCGGAGGGCCGGCGCTTCCCGGCTTGTTGGTCTGGATCGCTGGGTCACGTACCCCAGACTCTCATCGCGTAGTCGATCAGGGAGCGCACGGCTTTGATCGACGCCACTACCGACTTAGTCCAGCTGCCTGAGCGTGTCATCCGCACAAAAAAGCCCGCACAGGGCGGGCAAAGAGGGATCGTGCTTTTTTAAATCTGGTGGCTGTAGAACAGCGAGTACGACTCGATACCGTCGTTGGGCTGCTTAATGCCAGCGTTGGAGTAGTGAATCGCTCGGATGCCAACCTTCTGCGTCTCGCCGATCTTCAAGCCCGCACCGATGCGGTCTTCGAAGTTGAAGGCCGAACCAAAGTCCTGGTCACCTGCGGAGGTACCAGAGAAGACCGCCAGGCCGATGCCAGCCTCAACGAATGGCTTCACGTTACCGCTACCGAACTCGTAAACGAAAACTGGCGCAAAGGACAGCGAGTGAGCGCCACCGGAAGCATCTCCTGCTTCCCAATAGGTATACCCAGCATCCCAGTAACCGGTTAGACGGCCAGTACTGGATTCAAACCAGCTTTTGTCCCAGTTAAAGCCAATGCCGACGCGCGCTGTAAGACCACCTTGGCCTGTCGCGCCAAGCGCTCCGGATAGCTCAGCCGCTCCGGCGGACGCAGCGAAAAGGGAAAGCGCCACAACGGCGAGAACGTTTTTCATACGCACGGTCTTCCATGTTATTGAGTAGCAACCTATCAGAATCATAGCGCTATCAAATCGTTCCCTCATACAAGAAAAATGCTTTTTCTGGAGGGCTACCTGAATCGAAGCCCCTCAAAAACACAAAACCCCGACACGATGGCCGGGGTTTGTCTGTGTCGCGTAACGTTGCAAGCTGGACACGCTGCTATGAAAACAGGTGTTTATCCGCCCGCATAGAACTTTTTACGCAGCCTCTCGAATTTCTTCAAGGGCGCAGTCGATCCATGCAACGCCAGCCTTGATGATCTCCCGGGCCTTGCGCTCAGACATGCCCGCCTCCCGACCGACCCTCATTGCCGGATGCTTGTAGCCGTAGTATGCCCACACGAAGTCACCCATCTGCTGGTTACGCTTCACCAGCTTGGCCACGGCGCGGTCAACCACCAAGGCCAGATCGTCTGTGATCACATGCTGTCGTGCGCCGCCCACGGATGGGACGTTGTCCCGCATGAGCGCGTAGAGTGGCGAGACATAGCGCGGCACTCCCATCTCACACATACGCCAGAACCCCCACTGCTCGAGCATGTACTCTGTATCGCCCAGCGCCTTGTCCACGTAGGTTCGTTTCTTCATGCAGCCCTCCGGGGCGTTGGGTCAGTGTCCAGGCCAAACAGTTCGCGCAGCAGCTTGTCAGCGTGTTTGTTCTTGGCGTTGCCTTCGGTGATCCAGCCCTTGGCGAATTGTTCGAAGCCCACATTGGCGCGCGCGGCGTGCCAGTCAGCCACGATGTCCATCAGGGCTGCCGAAGCGATCCGGCCGTTGTTCTGCTCCAGCAGCATGCGATTGCCCACCTTGAGGAACTTGCACTCCACGGCGGTCATGCTTTTGCGCGGCAGTGCCGCAGTGACGTTGCTCATCGCATCATCTCCAGCTCTTCGTCCACGACCCGCACGCACTCGTCGAACACCTCCTTCGGCACCCGGGCGTTCAGCTCGCGGAGGATGGCCTTGTCGCGGGCCTGCCAAGCCGGGCAATTGCGCCTGGCCTCGATCCGCAGCGCCTTCATGTGCTGCATCAGGCGCTGGCGGTCGCGATTGATGTGCTTCAGCGCTGCCTTGGCGCGGTGGTACCAGTCAGGGTTGGAATATTTGCCCTCGGCAACTGCCCTGCCCTTGGCCTGGCCGATCTGGCACTCCAGGCGGATGGCGTCACGGCACAGGATTTCTTCCAGCGCTTCGCACTCAGCAAGGGTGGCCGGTAGCTCGGTCGGGGCGCGGGGGGTGGTGCTGGGCACCGGGGTATTGCCAGTGGCAACAGGCTGCTCGGTGCCGACACGCTTCGTCACTCTCACCGACACGACCGGGGTTGCAGATTTGCCAGCGCCAGCGCGTGGCCACAGATCAGAAAGTTTCATGGTGCTTGCTCCCCTTACGGTGTTTGGAGAAATTCAGTACGCGCCCCATCTCGACCTCATCGTCAGGCGGGAGGAGATTTCCGGCAAAGTTCACGAATCGGGCGTACTGCCCTTGGCGCTGGACAAGGCATGCTCCCTGCGGGGCCTGGCGCCCTTTGTCGAGGATCAGCTCAGTGACGCCCTGCTCACCCGCTTCCGACTCTGGATCGTGGTGCACAAGGATCACTGCGTCGGCGTCCTGCTCGATCTGGCCGGAGTCTCGCAGGTCGCTGGCCTGGGGTTTCTTGCCGGGGCGGCTCGCCGGGTTTCGGTTGAGCTGCGCCAGCACCAGCACCGGCACGCTCAACTCCTTGGCCAGGTTCTTCAGGGCGATGGAGACTTTTGCCACAGCATCGGCGCGGTTCTGACTCCTGCCTTCGGTGCCCACCAGCCCCAGGTAGTCGATCATCATGATGTCGAGGCCCTTCTCGCGCTGGAGCTTGCGTGCATCCGACCGGATGGCGCTCATCGTCATGCCTGGGGTGTCGTTCAGGTACAACTGGGCAGCCTCGATCTTGCTGCCAGCCGTGCCGATGCGCTGCCACTCGTCCTCATCCAGGCTCTTGACCTCCTCCATGCGGCGCAGATCGACGGCGCCCTGCGAGGCGATGGTGCGGATGGTCAACTCCTTCTCGTCCATCTCCAGACTGAAGATCAGCCCCACGCCTGCGCCACGGATGGCCACATGGTTGACGATCTGCAGCCCGAGCATGGTCTTGCCACTGCCAGGGCGCCCGGCGATCACCACCATGCTCTTGGGGCGCAGGAAGCCGATCAGCTTGTCCAAGTCAGCCAAGCCGGTGGACAGCTTCGGCGGTGCTCGATCGTCCAGCACTTCCTGCATGCCGTCGAAGACCTTGGGCAGCACCTCGGCCATGCGCTTGTACCCGGCTTTTTCGGAACCCTGCAGGTCGCGCAAGTCAGCGATGGACTGCTGGGCCTGGGCGATGATCTCGTCCGGCACCAGACCGTTTGCAACAGCAGCCTTCGCGGAATGGCCAATGTCGACCACCTGGCGAATCACCGCCCACTGCTTGACCTGCTTTGCGTACGCCATCGCGTTGGCCACCGAAGGCACGTTCCGGCAGAGGTCAACCGCAAATGCCAACGTCCCCTGCCCGCTTGGGAGGAAACGCTGCACATCACCGACCGTCACCGCATCGACCGGCAGCCCACGCTCCAGGCAATCACGGATCACGTCGAACAGGGCCGCGTGGTCGTCGTAGAGGAAATCGGCACTGGTCATCTGGCTCACGATGTCATCCACCAGCGCCGCATTGCCATCCAGAGACGCCAGCATGATCGCGCCCAGAACGCCGTGCTCGGCCTCGGGGTAGCCCATTACCAGATCGCTCATGCTTCACCTCGCGCCGAAGCCCAGGTGAACAGCACGGCAGGCCCACCAGCATCGGTCAGACGATCAACAGAGCGGTCGCCCAGGCACTTGCGCAGACCGGACAGCGCCAGGTTGGAAATCACGATGATCGGCATCAGCTGTCGGTACCGGGAGTCGATCACCTCGAACAACACCTGCCGCTCGAAGTCGCTGCCGTGCTGGACGCCAACCTCATCGATCACCAGTAGGTCAGGCGCCAGCAGGCCGGCGTACACGTCGCGCTCTGTCTTCTCAGACTTCTTGTCGAAGGTCATCTTGATGTCGCGGATGATCTCGATTGCCATGGTGTAACGCGCTGACGCACCGTAACTACGGATCACCTGCTGGGCGACAGCGCAGCCCAGGTGCGTCTTCCCGGTACCCACGTCGCCTAGCAGCATCATCGAGCGGCCAAGCTCCCAGTTGCGCTCAAACCCATGTACATAGTCGCGGCACTCAGTCAGCGCCACCGCCTGTCCTTCGGTTTCGGTACGGTAGGTGTCCAGGGTGGCACCACGGAAGCGCAGCGGGGTATCAGAGGCCATCAGGCTCGCGTTCATAGCCCAGTCATGCCGGATGGCCTGGGCCTGCTTGCGAACCGCTTCGTCGGCAGAATGCAGCGCGTCGAACTGGCAGCGCGTGCAGCCCTGCCAGAAGTGGTCACCGGAAAACGACTCGATCAGTTCGTCAGTGAAGTCGCCGTGCACGCGGCACTGGCCAGGTTTGAATTCCAGAGTTTTTGGAGTGGTCATGATCTTGCTACCCGGTAAGTCCCGTTGGGCTGGCGTACAAGCCCTTCGGTGTGGTCAATCTTGTCGAGGTCGGTGTGGTGGGATTGACGGTGACCACCAGCAGCTGGCAGCTCGTCCTCCCAGCGCTTGCCGTTGAGCCAAGTGGCGGCGTGTGGGATGAACTGGCCTCCATCCTTGGTCCAATCGTGGGACTTGCTCCAGGCAGCCAGGGCGGCGCCGATCAGATCGAACAGGTCTTCACCCACTTTCAGCTTGAGCCAGGCCTTCTCGGCTTTGGCTTTGCCCACCTTCCGGGGGTAGAGCTTCCAGAAACGGTCAAAATCGACCAAGGAGGGAGCGTCAGCGACCGTTGGTGTTTTCTCTATTGATTGAGTAATAGAATCCTTTATTAAGTAGCTGTCGGTTTGCCCACAGTTCGGTAAACCCACACTTCGGTTAACCGAATATTCGGAAACCTGTAGGTTCGGTTCGTAGTGCACGATCACACGACGGCCCAGCACCTTGCCGGTACCCTCCTCGCGCACCACTTCGTGGCTGACCAGCCCCAAGCTTTTCAGGCAGGCCATGGCTTTCGAGTAGCGCTCACGACCGATTTCAAACCTGTCTTGGAGGTGCGAGCCAATCACCTTCCAGTCGCTCGAGCGCGTCTGCAGGTATGTCCAGATGGCCAGAGCGTCCGGGTTGGTGATCATGGCCACCACGTCGTTGCTGAGTGAGCTGTATGGGGCCTGTTTGGCGTAGAACGTCGTAGGCGTGGCTTTCTCCACGTTGACTGGTTTACTCACAGATCAAGCTCCTGTGTGACTCGGCGCACAAAGGCGTCGTAGCTCTCGGCCATCTCGAAACCTTTGTCTTCCATCGCCTGGCGCCCGGCCTTGGCCAGTTCGTAGATCGTCCAGCGCTCGCGCTCTGGAAAGCCCTTGAACTGGCTGTAGGTAGGCCAGGGGCCGGTGATGATCGACGCGTCAGCGCGCTGCTGGAGCGCCTGGGGGGGGTAGACGGCCTGGTCATTGCAGCGTCTCCGATCCGACGCCAGTAGTCCCAAGGATGTGCTGGCCCAGCTCGGCCAGCGATCCCCCAGCGAGACGGCGCACAAGGATGCCAAGGGCCGTGGTGGCGTTAATTGCCTCCACGGCCATGGTCGCTTTGATTTGAGCGTTACCAGCTGACAGGGTCGCGATGGTCCCCAGCCGAACCTTGTCGCCGGCGTTGTAGGCCGCACAGGCCAGCTCTAAATCGCTCAGGTGGCTGTACCCTTCGGGCGGGGTTGGTTCGATGAAGGCATTTGCGACCGGTATCAACTGATCCGGGTACGGCGCGCCTTCCAGCAAGTGCCGCCTTTTGGCCTCCCAGTGCTCCTCTGCCACGACGGCTGCGTCACTACCTGTCTTTCGGTCGAACAGCACCTTGAGCGCGTAGAAGGCCCGGATCAGGTCAATGTGAGTGTCATCTTCCTTCTCGATGGAGTACTCGGGTTCGTTGATCACGTCGAGCGTGTCTTTGACGACTTCGAAGCACTTCAGGAGCAGGGCCGCGTCGGTGTACCTACGGAAGGCTTCCTCGCTGATCACCTCCACCTCAGCCGGCGCAGGGAAATTCAATACATTGGTCATTCGGACCTCCGAGTAATCTTGAAACGTCCCTGTGGAATTTCGGGATGAGTGGCGCGCTCAGCCGTCTCGTAGGTGCATTCGGTTACAAACCGGTCGAAGCGCTGGGTGACAGCTGGCTTGGGCCAGATAGCGAAGGGCTGCCCGCCTTGGTCGGCGTGGCGGCTGCGGACGAACGCATACGGCAATGGCGCACCGGTCACCTCGCGCATCACCGCATTCACCACCCAGGCCGGCAGGCCATGGCGACGATTGATGCGGTCGCGAATGGTGGTGATGGTTTCGAAGCCGCTGGGCACCGAATCGAGGTAACGGACCTGCTCCAGCCTGGTGGTGCGGTCCTCGACGCGCTCCAGCGCCTCCTGCTGCTGAGACTGGCGACGCTCCAGGTCAACCATCACCTGGGCATGCGCAAGAGCCTGCTCCGCTGGAGTAAGCGGGCGCTGATAGCTTCCCGTCTTGCGGATCGACGGGGTTACCTCCCCCGCCACCCACATCTGCAGAGGAAGTGCACCAGGCTTGTCGGATCGGCCAAGAAAGAAGTACAGCCCTTGCTCACTGAGCACCGCCATCTGTTGGTTGCCCGAAGGGGTCACAACGGATGTGACCCCCCTCCACAGGTCAGGAACGTGCTCAATACGGCTGGTACCGTTCCACACGTATCCCAGCTGCTCGGCAACATCCTTCGCAACGAACCAAGGCTCACCAAGATCATCGGTAACCACACGAACAACGGTTCCTTTGAAGTTGAACGGGACCAGATTCATACCGAACCTCCCACATCCTTTGCCTGGTGGAAGGCGGCAGCGTTGCGGTGCGGCCACATGAAATTACGCGTGTCGAAAACGACGCGTTCAAGGAGGCGTTCAAGTTCGCCAGTCACGGGATTGTCGAAGCCACCCAGCGAGGGCACCACATGCGCCCAGTACAGGGCCTTGATCAACTTGAATGACTCGCGCGCTTCGTTGAAGCGTGCGATGTCAGCCGCGGTCAGGGTCACGTCTTGGACGATCTCTCCGGACACCGGCGCCAGCACCAGAGCAGTTTGCTTCATCATGCCGCACCTCCCGCGCCACGTTTCGCAACAGCAGTTTTTTGTGGCGCGACGGGTTGCTGGGCTTCAAGGCTGCGAAGGTTTTCATCCATCTTCCGCGCCCAGTCCTCAGTGTTACTAGCCCACTCTTCGGCTTGCTGCGCCCCGATACCTGCCAAACGACCAGCAGTGTCGTGCTCGGACAGCAATTGACTCACAGCCAGGAACATGGTCTTGAACTCGCCGAGCTTTTCATGGAGCACCAGCAGGTCGTCGTAGGCCTCGTTCGCGATGTTTTGAAGGGTCTTCATTGGGCTGCCTCCTGCGCGTTCATCAGTTGCAGCAACTGGTCCTGCGCCTGCTCGGACAGCATGTACATCGCTTCGTGGATGGCGGATTCACCATGGAAATCAAGCTGAGGCTCGAACCCGCGTTGCTGGTCGTCCTTGAAGGCGTGGTTTTCCATGAGGATGGAGGCGAAGCTCTCGATCACGCGCAGACGTGCCATGACCTTTTCGCCCAGGTCGCTGGTTGTTGTGGTCATTGGGCGCCCCCGGCCTTAACGAGGGCAATTCGGGCGCCGAAGGTAAGTGAAGCGACGGTCTCGGCCAAAAACGCCAGGGCGCGAAGCTCGTTGCGATTGACGGGGTCGTTGCAGTTAACGTCGTCAGCAACCCTGCTTGAGAGCTGATATATGCCCTCTGAGAGCGCGGCCGCGAGCTCAAGACCATGATCCAGCGAAGCCTCGTCGCGGATGCTAAAGAGATGAGGTGTGTCCGGCTCGCAGGAGCCGAAGGCGATCGGAGTCAGCGCAGGAAGTTGCGCTGCGGTTTTGGTTTTGCTATTTTCGGGGTGCATGAATTCGTCTCCTTTCGACGAAGATTCAAAAAGTCCCTTGCCGGGGACGGGTTAAAGAGCCAGCCTCGCGAGCTGGCTTTTTGCTGTCTGGGGTTTACCCAGGACGCAAAAGGGTGTCGGGCCAAACCGTGATATCGTTCTGATTCCACTCGAAACGAAGGTCACGGAGACCCGGCGTATGAAGATAAGTCGTACACTGCAGCGCGAGCTGCTGGAGCATCTCAGGGACTGCTATCCGAATGAATCGGATGAGGTCACGAGTCTGGGAGATGAAGAGGACTGCCAGAGCAACCTCTACTACCTGCAAGAGCACGGCCTGGTTACCCTTCTCGACAGCCAGTATCTCGGCGGCACAAGAGCGATTCATCACGCGACCATCACCGCCAGGGGTATAGATTTCCTTGAAGATGACGGCGGCCTTGGGGCTATCCTCGGAACGGTAACGGTCAAGCTTCATGAGGACACTCTCCGCCAGTTGATTGAAGCGAAGGTTCAGGCGTCGGACCTTCCCGAGGAACAGAAGAGCGGGATTCTGAAAGCTCTGCGCGAAGCTCCAGGCGAGACCACAAAACAGCTGATAACGAAACTAGTGGACTTGGGCATGGAGAATGCGCCGAAAGCAATTCCACTAATTCAAACGTTGCTACAGGGCGGCCAGCCCTAAGTTCATCAGCGCTTTCCGTGCGCTCCAGGCGGGCGTAGCCGATCAGCTCGCCCCCACCCCACAGCTCAACGAACGCTTCGCCCAGGTCGGATTCCGCCTGGACGAAGAGCTCGGTAGATGATGGCGATTTGCGGCCGGCTAGCGCCAGCAAGGCACATGGCTTCATCGGGCTGCCTCGATACTGGATGAATTAACAGCCACCACGGTGGAGTTACGTTGATGGCTGTTGGCCGGTATCGTTTGAGCCATGGTAGGGAGCACATTTGCCAGCAGGATGCCAATCTCAATAGGGGCGCCATTCGCCGTCGCTAGAGCGCAGATCCGCTGCGCATAGCTCGTCTCTCCGGTGTAATCGGTACGCGGCAGACGCCCCGCCGACAGCCACTTGTACACAGCGCGCGGGGACTTCTCGCAAGCTTGCGCCACCGCCGCGACACCGCCTGCGGCATCAATGGCCTTCTTTAGGGATTGCATGTGGGGTCTCCGGCGGAAATATGAACCTTGAGTACATACTATGTCGGAACTGAAAGTACATGCAAGCCCGTGCAATATTGAACGGATGGTTCAGATAGAAGAATTGCGCAGCGCATTCGCTGACAGACTCAAGCAAGCTCTCGCCGCCCGTGACATTCCGTCCTGGGGTTCAGGTGCGCGCATCTCCAAAATGGTCGGGGTCACCCCAAAGGCCGCCAGCAAGTGGCTGAATGGCGAGTCAATGCCTGGTGGCGCAAAAATGCTGGCATTGGCTACCGCACTTAAGGTGCGCGTGGAATGGCTGGAATACGGCAAAGGAGGGATGACAGAAGAAACGTCAGGATTTGACGCCAATGTTGAACCCACTCCTGGCCCTGTGAGGTATTACGAGTACCCTGAAATAAGCTGGGTTCAGGCCGGGATGCCAATGGAAGCGGTAGAGATTTCGAACGTCGCATCATGCGAGGTTCACCCATCGGACGCCTGGGCAGGCCCTAATGGCTTTTGGCTCAAAGTGAAAGGCCCTTCGATGACCTCATCAAACGGCATGTCCTTTCCCGAGGGGATGGTGATCTTGGTAGCGCCTGGATTCGACGTTGAAAGCAGCCAATTTGTAGTGGCCAAGATGGTCGATACCAATGAGGCTACTTTCAAGCAGTTCATTTGGGATTCCGGGCGGGCCTTCCTGAAACCTCTCAACCCTTCTTTCCCTACCGTCGAAATGGATGGTGAGTGGGTGCTCGTAGGTCGAGTCGTTGATGCGAAGTGGCCAAGATCTGTACTCTAGGTTAGCTGTCTAGCTACATCCCAAGCCCGCCCAGTGCGGGTTTTTTGTGTCCGCAAGAAAAATATGTACTTTTGGTTCTTGCAATTAGTGAACCATTGGTACATATTTATTCCACCACTCACCGCAAGGAGCACCCACCATGACCGCAGCAACCACCATAACCGCCAATGGCTGGACCGGCTTCCTGGGGCGTGAGCTTTCCCCTCGTGAAGTCCAGTGCGTGCTGGGTATTGCTGCAGGTCAGACCTCGAAAGAGCTGGCGCGCGATCTTGGCGTTCAGCCTGACTCGATCAAGAAGCGCGTGCTGAGCGCAACCACGAAGCTGGGCGTAACCCGCCGGGCGCAGCTCGTCGCAGTGGCCATGCAGAAAGGGCTGATCAGTCCTGTCGCGACGGCCTTGGCCCTGGTGCTAACTCTGCATTCGATGATTGGTGATGACGTTGCGCTTCGAGTGCGTCGAGGCGGTGGCGAGCGCCGGGTCGAGCTGCGCACGGTGGCACGTCGGGTCGAGCAACTCCGGGTGGCGGCATAGCGACAAAGAATTTTCCACTGGCTTGCCTACTGCGCTGTCACTTCGGTTAAAGTGGCCTCACAGGTGACCAAGCCCGCGCGCAATAAGGGGGTCTTCAGAGACCCCCGCATCAAGCGAGGCATCCTAGTGAACATTTCAATCTTCAATTTCCGCAAGGCCAACGTTCGTGTTGTAACCGAAGACAATGGCACTCCATGGTTTGTGGGTAAGGACGTGTGCGACCTGCTGGGCTACGCCAATGCCAGCAAGGCCATGGGGGATCACTGCCGTGGGGTAACGAAACGTTACCCCATCCTCGACAGCCTTGGACGCACCCAGGAAGCCCGCGTGCTTTCCGAGGGTGACACTCTACGCCTCATCGTCAACAGCACCATGCCGGCTGCCCAGGAGTTCGAGTCCTGGGTTTTCGATGAGGTGTTGCCGGCGATTCGTCGGACAGGCACCTATACCATCTCCAGTACGCCAGCGCTCCCTTCTGCCAATGATGGCGCGATTCTGATCGAGTCCATAACTCGGACTATGAACTTGGCTCCATCAGCAACGCTGGCAATGTATCAGCGGCTGGCAGCAAAAATTGGGCAGGCTGATTTGCTTCCTGTCTATTCAACTGATGCTCCGGATGGCGATGTAAGCAGCCACACAACCGCTGCGCTTTCCACTCTGATCAAGAAGTACGAAATCGCCACCAACTCTCGAAAAGTCTACTTGCAGATGCAGGCGTCTGGATTGGTTGAGCGAAAGCAGCGCCCGAGCAAAACCAAGGGGATTAAGGAGTTTTGGGCCCTTACTGACGCAGGTTTGGCCTACGGTAAAAATGTTACCAACCCCTCTAATCAACTAGAAGTGCAGGTTCATATTTACGAAAGTAAGTTTGAGCAACTTATCGAGCACCTAGAGCTTCGTAGCCAGAAGTAAATATAACTGCGTGATCGACTCCTGAGAAATCAGGGGTCGGCTCCATCGCGCAAACAACTCAACTTTATTCGAAAGCCAAGTTACTCGGCAGGCCCTCGGCTTGCCTGGAAAACGCTTCACCAACCCAAGAGGAAACACCCATGTTCGGCAAATTGTTCGGCAAGAAAGTCAGCAACGCCAAGGCGGAGATCAAGAAGGTCGAGAACCGCGATCTGATGCAGGCCATTGTCGGTGGCTGCATCTTGGTGGCCGCGGCGGACGGCGAGATCGAGAAGTCGGAGACCGACAAGATCGACCAGCTCATCCGCTCCAACAAAAACCTCGAGCACTTCGGCGCCGAGATCACCGCCACCCTGGGGCGTTTCACCGAGCAGCTGCAGGCCGGCTTTCGCGTGGGCCGCCTGAACATCCTGCGCGAGATCCGCGACATCAAGAACAACCCGGCAGACGCCGAGGAGGTGTTCGTCAACATGATCACCGTTGCCGAAGCCGATGGCGATATTGAGCCGGAGGAGCTGAAGGTGCTGACGGAGATCGGTCGTGAACTGGGCCTGCGTCTATCCGATTTCGGGATCGAGCCGTGAAGCGCAAACACATTGGCCTGGGCGCCGTGGCGGGGCTTGCCCTGTCCGGCCTAGCAATCACCGCGGTGGCGAACTGGGGTTCCTGCCAGTGGTACGGCTACCAGACAGAGCGGCAAACCAAGTTCGCGCCCTACGTCGGTTGCATGGTGAAAACCACCGGCGGCTGGGTGCCACGTAACGAACTGCGCACAACGCAGTGAACTGAAGGGCGGCGCTCGCCGCCCACACCTACAAGGAATTTGACCATGTTGATCCTCACCCGCCGCGTAGGCGAAACCATCCGCATCAACGATGACATCAGCGTCACAGTGCTGGGTGTAAAGGGCAGCCAGGTGCGCCTGGGCATCGAAGCGCCGGAAGGCGTAGCTGTGCACCGCGAGGAAATCTTCGAGCGCATCCAGGCCGGTCTGCAGCAATCGGCGCCGGCAAATCAACCTGAGCCCGACCGGTCCGAACCGCTGTACGCCAACCGCACCGAAGCGGAGTGGCGCCAGCTGCTGGCAGAAGAAGCTGAGCAGCTCAAGGGTAAGGAGCAGCCGGAGAAGAACCATGACGCAGCCTGATCGCATCACCCTGGTGCTGCGCGCACCTGAAGGCGGCACCCTTGAACACATCCTGCCCTTCGCTCAGCTCGGCGCCCACGTGTACATCGGCCGCGGCCTGGCGGTGATCGCCGGCGCCAGCGGCGGCGACCTGCAGGCCGAGCTTGAGCAATCTCTGATAGGTGCGAGCTCGCAAGGTACTGCGTACGTGTATGCGCCTTGGAGTGACGCGCAGGTGCTGGACTTCATGTCGGTAGCACTGCGGAACGTTGTGGTCGAAGGAGACTTGCAGTACAGCGACATCAACGAAGCGATGCGCTACATGGCGGAGAAAGGTCAGCCGGCATTCTGCAAGGAGTTCAGCATCGACGAGCACGTCAAACTGGTGGCCGACGCACGCCGGTACCGCTTGCTGCGTGACCGCGAGCGCATCGAAGACCCCGATGAAGACCTGCTGGTGGTGCGTGGCGATAACTGGCTATCCGGCGAAGAGCTGGACCAGGAGATCGACACCGCACTGCGCGTGCAGGCAATGCAGCAGCAGGTGGTGCAGGACACGCAGGAGCAGCAGCCATGAAGCAAGTCGACCTGCTCCTGCTGCTGTGGGATGCCCTGCAGCAGCGCCAAACCACCTTTGGCCAAGTGTTCGACCTGTCTGCCGCTTGTGGCCTGGATGGGCGCCGTGTGCTGGCCGATCACTTCGACTCACAACTTGGACACGGACGGCCTGGGTTCCTACACGGCCCCGTCGTCGGCAACAGCCAAACTGCCGCCCGTTGCGAACAGGCGGGCCCGATCAGTGCCCCAGGTGAGCGCTTTGCTAATGGTCTCGCCCGGCCTGCTCGGGTAGTACTCCTCAAGAAGGAGCAGCCCGTCAACGCGATATACACCGATAAAGAGTTGAGCCACACCGGTACGAGAGAGGCGGCTCTGAACATCAATCGTGGTGCCATCGCTGAGTTTCTCGTCATGGCTACGATGGTGAAGTTGATGGTCTGCCCATTCCCAAAACCTAGCACCTCGATTCTTCATAACTCCCCCATCCCTAGAAGTGTTCTGAGCATTAACTTCATGCCTTTCAAGGTTTATAAGCCAAATACTCGCCTGTCAATAATCCTCCAGCCCAGAGCCGCCAGTATAGTTTCAGGAGGTTTCCAATGATCAAGCGCCGATCAATCAACCCCGCCGCCCTCCCCGCCATCGGCCAGCCCCTGGGCGGCGGCTTCTTCGCCGGCCGTCTCTTCTTCGATGGGGCCGAGCACGCAGTCATAGACGCAGGCCGGGAGTTCGAAGTGGCTGCCCACTGGTGGCAGGAGGAAGGCCCACGCCCACGCATCCGGGGCGCCACGTCGCGCTTCGACGGCCTGGCCAACACCCAGGCCATGGCCGCCGAGGGCAGCGCTATCGCCCGCAAGGTGCTGGGCATGAACATCCGTGGCACCTGGGGCTGGCACATCCCGTCGATTGAGGAGCTGCAGGTGCTGCGCTGCAACCTGCTCCAGCTGCCCGACTGGGGGCGGCAGGGCCTCGGCCAGAACAAGGAAGCCGCCCAAGCCTTCGTCTGCGCCCACGACTACTGGACCAGCAGCCAGAAGGCGAACTCGGCCACCGCCTGGTACATGGCCATGCTGCCCTGGTGTACACCCGAGACGAACTGGGTGAGCAAGTGCAAAGGAATCAGGCCGGTTCGCACGCTGATGATCAGCCAGGAGGCTTTCGTGCACGCGCCATCAACCGACACGCCGACCACCGAGGCGGACCTGCGCGGCCTGGCAAACCAGCACGCGGTGGCCACCGTGCTCGAGCGGTTCGTGAACGAGGACACCGGCAAATTCTACGGACGCACGGACGCATTGGTAGCTGAGCTGGCGGCACTGGCAACGGCTGTTGTGACAGGTCAGCGTGACAACCAAAACCTGGCGCGTCAGGTGGAGTAGATCAATGCGCTACATGACCGTCAGAAAGTTCGCCAGCGAGTCTGGCTACACCGAGGACGCGATCCGCTCAAAGATCCGCGACGGGATCTGGCGGCTGGGTGAAATTTGGATCAAAGCGCCGGACGGCCGGACGCTGATTGACTTGGAAGGATACGAGACATGGGTAGAGGCGGGAGCGGTGTCAGGGCAGTCTCAGACTCGAGCATCGAGATCACGTTCATGTACCGGGGTGTTAGGTGCCGCGAGCGCGTCGCGCTTAAGCCCACCCCCACTAATCTGAAGAAAGCCCAGCAGCACAAGGCGGCGATCGAGCACGCCATCGCCCAGGGGACGTTCGACTATTCCGTCACGTTCCCAGGCTCCCCCCGGGCCGCAAAGTTCGCACCAGAGAGCAGCCAGGAAACCGTGGGTGGGTTTCTCACCAGGTGGCTGGCCGCCAAGCAGAAGCACATATCGAGCAGCACCTTCGAGGGCTACCGGAAGATTGTCGAGCTTCGACTGGTGCCCGCGCTCGGTCATCACCTGGTGGTGGACTTTAAACGAAAGCTGGTGCGCGACTGGCTGGATGGCCTGCAGGTCGGCAACAAGACACTGAGCAACATTCAGAGCTGCCTCAGGTCCGCGCTCAACGACGCTGTCGACGAGGAACTGCTGGACATCAACCCGCTGGCCGGGTGGACATACGCCAGGAAAGAAGCGCCGCCGAAGGATGACGATGTGGACCCGTTCTCGCCTGAGGAACAGCAGGCAATTCTGGCAGCCTTGAGCGGCCAGGCCAGGAACATGGTTCAGTTCGCGCTATGGACCGGGCTCCGGACGAGCGAGCTTGTCGCGCTGGATTGGGGAGATGTGGACTGGGTACGTGGGGAGGTGATGATCAGCCGGGCAATGACTCAGGCTGCAGGTGGAGAGGCCGAGGTAACGAAGACTGCGGCCGGCCGGCGGTCAGTGAAGTTGCTGCGCCCAGCCATGGAAGCCCTAAAGGCGCAGAAGGAGTACACCTTCCTAGCTGACAATGAGGTGTTTCAGAACCCGCGCACGCTCGAGCGCTGGGCGGGCGATCAGCCGATCCGCAAAACGATGTGGCACCCGGCTATGAAGAAGGCTGGCGTTCGGTACCGGCGCCCGTACCAAACCCGCCACACCTACGCATCAATGATGCTTTCAGCCGGAGAGCATCCGATGTGGGTGGCCAAGCAGATGGGGCATAGCGACTGGACGATGATTGCGCGAGTATATGGGCGATGGATGCCCTCGGCTGATACCGATGCTGGCGGCAAAGCTGAATCGCTATGGATCAATGCAGCTACGGAGCATAAGCATGACAAACTTGGGTAGGGTGATGAGGGCGCCGATGGAGGACATTCGAGCTCTAACACTCCTTCTTCATGCGCAGTTGGAATCTCAGGCATTATCGGTTCTATATATGGCCATAGATCGAGCTGCTTGGGTAATTTCAACGAAAGAGGAAATTGATAAGCATGATTTCATTGCATGGGCCAACAAATTTCTGATTGCCGATAATACTGTTGACTTCACAGGGCTAGATTTATGGGCTGCCCGGTGCGGATTGTTGCACACAGGCGCAGCGGAATCGCGAGACTACCGAAAGAATGGTGCAAACCTTATCTACTATAAGGTGAAAGCCGAGATGTCAGACGAGCGGGTGCTCAAGCTCATTGATGGCTGGCTCGCTGAGATTGGCGTTACACCCGATCGAGTTAGGTTTGTCGACTATTTCTGGTTAGCCCAAGAACTGCTGAAGGCAATGCAACGCTTTGAGGAGTGGCTACGAACGGAGCCAGAAATCTGCGAGCGTGCTGCCACCAAGGGGGACCGCCAGATTTCGTTTCAGGCGCTGCCCAGGTAATGACAGCTTAATGACAGCGATTCGACCGCAAGCCTTGTAACATATGGCGCAGACGCGGGTTCAAATCCCCCCGGCTCCACCAATTTTTCTTCCCAGGAAGACCCAGAAAAGCCGTAAAGCCTAAAGAAATCAAAGCTTTACGGCTTTTTTATTGCCCACGCTTTCCCACCTAATCCCAGGGCAACCCGCGGTTGACGGGGGCATATATGGGGGCATAAAACGCTCATCAGCTCGCTCGGAGAGGATGTGCCCCCAATGCCCCTGAAAGACACCAACTGCCGCAACGCCAAGCCCCAGGACAAGCCGTATCGCCTGTACGACGAACAGGGGTTGTACCTAGAAGTGCAACCCAACGGAGGCCGTTACTGGCGCTTGAAGTACCGCTTTCTGGGAAAGGAAAAGCGCCTTGCGCTTGGTGTTTATCCTGAGGTCGGCCTGCAGGAGGCCCGACGCAAGCGTGATGATGCACGCGTTCAGCTTGCCGGCGGCCAAGACCCTTCGCTGCAAAGACGCATGGCCAAGGTGGTCAGCCAGCTCGATCACCAACACACCTTTGAATCGGTCGCAAAGCAATGGCTCACTATTCGCGAGTCAACCTGGGATCCGGAGTACACCCGCACGGTACGGCAGCGCCTTGAGCTCAATGCCTACCCCTGGTTGGGAAAACTCCCAATCAGCAGCATCAGCACACCCATGCTGGTCGAAAACCTGCAGCGCATTATCAAGCGCGGTGCTCGCGAGACGGCCCGTCGTGTTGCCCAGATCTACAAACAGATTTTTGAGTTCGCCGGAGCTGCCGGCATCACCCCGCCCAACCAGATAGGGAATCTCTCACGGACGCTCCCAGCCAAGCGGGTGAAACACTTTGCTGCCGTGACCGATCCTGAAAAACTCGGTGCACTGCTCAAAGCACTGGATAGCTACACGGGAACAATGCCTGTTTGTTGTGCACTCAAACTGGCCCCATTGCTGTTCTGCCGACCCGGTGACCTGCGCCACATGGAGTGGTCGGAGGTCAATCTGGATGCGGGCGAGTGGTTGATACCCGGCCACAAGATGAAAGGGCTCACTGCCACCAAACAGGATCGTCCGGATCATTTGGTTCCCCTGAGCCAGCAAGCAATCGCTGTTCTGCGCGAGCTGAAACCACTCACCGGCAGACATCGGTACGCCTTCCCCTCGGCACGAGGAGGCGACCGGCCGATGTCCAACAATGCCGTACTCAGCGCGTTACGCCGCATGGACATCAGCGGCGACGAAATGACTGGGCACGGTTTTCGTGCGACAGCGAGAACCATAGGCGCTGAGGTGCTGGGGTTTCGCCCCGATCTTCTGGAGCATCAGCTTGCTCACACGGTAAAAAATCCGCTGGGACGTGCGTACGATCGAACCACCTTCTTGCCGGAGCGGCGTGAAATGATGCAGATCTGGGCCGACTTTTTGGACTCGATAAAACGCTGAATGCAAGCGCCCCCATCAGCCAGCAAGCCTTCAAGCTAATACAAGCACTATCTTATCGCTCCAGTACTGGCTGAATTGCTAAACTGCGCCGATTTGGCGCCTGTAGTGCGCCAGGCGCAGTCCAAAAGGAATTCCTACCGATGTCAGCCTTATCAGCTTTGCTGAATACCTACCGCAGCGCTTCTGTCACCGAACGCGAAAAAGGTACTTATTTCGAAGAGCTGATTTGCACTTACCTCCGCAACGAAGCCACCTACCGCGACCTGTACGACAAGGTATGGGCATATGCGGAGTGGGCGAAGGAGCAGGGCCTTAGCGGTAAGGACGCGGGCATCGACCTGGTGGCGCGCACCCAAGGTACCGGCGAGTACCACGCCATCCAGTGTAAGCTGTATGCCGTGGATTACCGCGTTCAGAAGAAGGACATCGACAGCTTCTTCACTGCCTCGGGCAAGGCGCCGTTCTCGCACCGCATCATCGTAGCCACTACCAACAACTGGAGCGAGCACGCCGAGGACGCGTTGCAGGGCCAGCAGCCCCCGGTCAGTAAGATCGACCTGCAAGCCCTGGAAGACAGCCAGATCGACTGGGCCAAGTACCAGCCCAATCAAGCCGTCGCGCTCAAGGCCAAGAAGCAGCTGCGCGAGCACCAGCAAACCGCGCTGAATGCCGTGGCCGCTGGCCTCAAGGACGCCGAACGCGGCAAGCTGATCATGGCCTGCGGCACCGGCAAGACCTTCACCAGCCTGAAAATTGCCGAGCAGCAGGCCGGCAAGGGCAAGCGTGTATTGTTCCTGGTGCCCAGCCTGTCACTGCTATCGCAAACCCTCACCGAGTGGACGCAGGAAAGCGCAACCCCGCTCCACAGCTTTGCCGTCTGCTCCGACAGCGACGTAGGCAAGAAGCGCAAATCAGAGGATGACGCGGTTCAGGTGTTCACCCACGAGCTGCGCTACCCGGCCACCACCAAGGCGGATCGCCTCGCAGCGGAAATGCTCAAGCGCCACGATGCCGAACACATGAGCGTGGTGTTCTCCACCTATCACTCCATCGACGTAATCAGCCGCGCCCAGGCTGATCATGGCCTGGCCGCTTTCGATCTGGTGATCTGCGACGAAGCGCACCGCACCACGGGTGCCACCTTTGGCGACGATGACGAAAGCAACTTTGTGCGCGTTCATGATGCCGACTACATCCGCGCCACCAAACGTCTGTACATGACCGCTACGCCGCGCATCTATGGTGACAACGCCAAGCTCAAGGCCGAGTCTGGCGAAGTCACCCTGTGCTCGATGGATGACGAAGCGCTCTACGGCAAAGAGCTGTTCGTCATCAACTTCTCCGAGGCCGTTCAGCGCGGCCTGCTCACCGATTACAAGGTGCTGGTACTCACCGTCGAGGAGAGCACCATCAGCCGCCGCCTTCAGGAGATGCTGAAGGACGAGAACAACCAGCTCAAGGTAGACGACGCCGCCAAGATAGTCGGTTGCTGGAAGGCGCTGGCCAAGCAGGGATTGGCCGAAAACTTGGTGGGTGATGATCAGCCCATGAGGCGCGCTGTAGCTTTCTGCCAGGTCATCTCGCCCAATTACAAGGGCACCAAGCACAAGGTCAGCTCGATCAACATCGCCAGCATGTTCCAGTCGGTGGTGGAGGCTTATCAGGAGTCAGAAAACATCGATGAGGCCTCACGCATCATCTGCGAAGCCGCACACGTCGATGGCGGCATGAACGCTAGTGCCAAGGAAGCCAAGCTCACCTGGCTTAAGGAAGAACCGCCAGCCAACACCTGCCGCATCCTCAGCAACGTGCGCTGCCTGTCTGAAGGTGTGGACGTACCGGCGCTGGACGCCGTGCTCTTCCTCACCCCGCGTAACTCCCAGGTGGACGTGGTGCAATCGGTGGGCCGGGTGATGCGAAACGCACCGGGTAAAAAGCGCGGCTACGTGGTGCTGCCCGTCGTCATTCCGGCCGGCATGGAGCCCCACGAAGCGCTCAATGACAACCAGACCTATAAAGTGGTCTGGCAGGTGCTTCAGGCACTGCGCTCGCACGACGACAGCTTCGACGCCATGGTCAACAAGCTTGACCTGATCGGCTCTGACCCGCGCAAGATGGAAGTCATCGCCATCACCGACAAGGCCGAGAAAAAGGCCAGGAAAGCTAGCGGCACCAGCAACGGCCAGGCAGGCAAAGGGCAGTACGGCATTGGTGAGAAACGTACTAAGTACGATGTCGAGGGTCAGATGACCCAGCAGGCCGAGCTGGCCTATGAGGTGGGGGAAATCGAGAAGGCCATCTACGCCAAGATCGTCTCCAAGTGCGGCAACCGCCACCACTGGGAAGACTGGGCCAACGATATCGCCAAGATCGCCCGCACCCATATCGATCGTATCCAGGGCATTTTGGAAAACCCTGAATATACCCAAGAGAGAGCGACTTTCGAGGCCTTCGCTGCTGAGCTGCGCGATGATCTCAACGACAGCATCAGCGATGGCGAGATCGTCGAAATGCTCGCCCAGCATCTGGTAACCAAGCCGGTGTTCGATGCGCTGTTCGAGGAGTACAGCTTCGCCAGCCACAACCCCATGTCCAAAGCCATGCAAGGCGTGCTGGACGCGCTACATGAGCATCACTTGGCCAAGGAAGCCGACACTCTAGAGAAGTTCTACGCCAGCGTGCGTCAGCGTGCTGCCGGTATCGACAACGCCCAGGGCAAGCAGAAGATCATCGTCGAGCTGTACGACAAGTTCTTCCGCAACGCCTTCCCCAAGATGACCGAGCGCTTGGGCATCGTTTACACCCCGGTCGAGGTGGTGGACTTCATCCTCCACAGCGTCAATCACCTGCTGCAAAAAGAGTTTGACCAAACCCTCGGCAGCAAGGGCGTTCACATCATCGACCCCTTTACCGGCACTGGCACCTTTATCACCCGTTTGATTCAGTCGGGTCTGATCAAGCCGGAAGAGCTAGCGCACAAGTACAGGCACGAGATCCATGCCAACGAGCTGGTACTCCTGGCCTACTACATCGCCGCCATCAATATCGAAGCCGCCTACCACGGAGAAGTGATCGACGAGTACACCCCGTTTGAAGGAATCTGCCTGACCGATACCTTCCAGATGTATGAGAAGGAAGATCTGGTAGAGGCACTGCTGGTGGACAACAGTGCCAGGCGTAAGCGGCAGAAGGCGCTCGATATTAGAGTGATTGTGGGTAACCCACCGTACTCCATAGGACAGGGCAGCCAGAACGATAACAACCAGAACGTAAGCTACCCGGCATTGGATCGCCGCATTGAGGAAACTTACGCTGCGCTTTCTGAGGCCACTCTTTCAAGAGGCCTCTACGATAGTTATATCCGCTCTATTCGCTGGGCCAGTGACCGCATCGGCAATGCTGGCATTATCGGCTTTGTGACCAACGCAGGTTTTTTGGACGCTGCCTCACAGGATGGAATGCGTAAGTGCCTAGCGGATGAGTTTTCCAGCCTCTATGTGTTCCACCTGCGTGGTAACCAGCGAACCAGCGGTGAAACCTCTCGTAAGGAAGGCGGCAAGATCTTCGGCAGTGGCAGTCGCGCCCCTATCGCCATCTCACTGCTGGTAAAGAATCCAGACGCACAGTTTCAAGGCCAGATTTTTTTCAACGACATCGGCGATTACCTGAGTCGAGAAGAAAAACTAGAGAAAATTGCAAACTACGCCAGCGTGGCTGGTATTGAGCAATGGCAGCAGATCACCCCGGACGAGCATGGCGATTGGCTTAAGCAGCGCGACGATAGTTTTGGTCAATTCATTGCTATAGGGGATAAGAAAAATGATGGCATCAAGCTTTTCGACAGTTTCTCGCTTGGTGTTGTGACTGCACGCGACGCTTGGGCCTATAACGCCAGTCGTATGAAGCTAGAAGTCAACATGAGTAGTATGATCGGCTTCTACAACTCTGAAGTGGCTCGCTTTGAGGCGGCATATAAAGGGCTGGACACCAAGGCTCGACAAGAGCTGGTCAACAACTTTATTGATGTCAATCCGGCACGTATCAGTTGGTCTCGTGCTTTGAAACAAAACCTCGGGAAGGGTCGCACGTTCACGTTTGAAAGCGAATGTTTGGTGACCGGTCTTTACCGACCATTCACTAAGCAGTGGCTGTATTTCAACCGCGCCTTTAACGAGATGGTGCTACAGATGCCGCGCCTTTTCCCCAGTGCTAGCGCGGAAAATCTGGTGATTGGCGTTTCTGCTTCTGGCGAGAAAGTTGCCTTTAGCGCCTTGATTTCACGCCATGTGCCAAGCCTTCACTTCATAGACATTGAAGGTTCACAGTGCTTTCCGCTCTACCTCTACGACGAAGCAGCCCAAGCCTCAACAGACGACCTCTTTGCTGAACCAGTTGAAGGCGGCCTGCGCCGCCGTGAAGCTATCACCGACGCTAGTCTGGTTCACTTCCGGAGCGCCTATCCCGACGAGCAGATCAGTAAGGAAGACCTGTTCTACTACGTCTACGGCATCCTCCACTCCCCAGACTACCGCGAGCGCTTTGCCGACAACCTGAGTAAGGAGCTGCCACGCATTCCGGCAGTGAAGGAAGCAGCCGACTTCTGGGCGTTCAGTAAGGCTGGGCGCGCTTTGGCCGACCTTCACCTGAACTACGAAACCGTCGCGCCCTACCCGCTGACCATCGAGGCCAAAGGCACACTCTCCGCCGCTGACTACCGAGTGGAGAAGATGAAGTTCGCCAAAAAGGGCGACAAGACCACCGTCATCTACAACCACCGCATCACCCTAAAGGGCATTCCTGAAGCGGCGTGGGATTACGTCGTCAACGGCAAAGCCGCACTCGATTGGGTGATGGAGCGCCAAGCGGTGCGTACCGACAAGGCCAGCGGCATCGTCAACGACGCCAACGACTGGGCCGTGGAAACCATGGGCAACCCCAAGTACCCACTCGAGCTGTTCCAGCGCGTGGTCACCGTCAGCTTGGAAACTCAGAAAATCGTCAAGGCGCTGCCCAAACTCGATATCGGCACAGATGACTAGTTGAGTCAGATAGAACACTAAGCATTCAGTCACTACTGCCTTGGTTGGGCCACCCTTTCCCGACCAAGGTAGAGCACCTGCTGATTGCCAGCCCGGCACTCTCATGTTAAATAGTGTCCGTCCCAAGCGTTCCCTATCGATCCGCAACGGGCCGCCACGTCGCCCCGGTAACGACGTTAAAAACTTTCGCCTCGTTCGCATCAGCTGAACGGGCCGCATCAGCTGCCTTTGGCTGATTTGCGTACCTGGTCAGAACACTCGCAGTCCGTTCTGTCCCTAGAAGCCTTAGTACCCTAGAACTTCTGTAGCCCACAACGACCTCCGACGCTACCGACCATGAATCTCGGAAACGCGCATATACCTATGCGTGTGGCAAATGCCCCTGCTCGCTATATAGCCAGCCGATACCCGTCTTTTACCCTTTTTAGCAGTAGTGCCGGAGGACGCTGCCCCACGCTTCAGAACCTCGGACTCAAAACCTATGGCAAAGCACGTTAGCAACTTTGACGACGTCGGCGACGATGACAAGATTCTTCGTTTGCGCGATGTCGAAGCAATCGTCGGCCTAAAACGTTCAACGATCTATCGGAAAATATCGGAAGGCCTTTTCCCGCGACAGCGCCTTTTGTGCGGCTCCAGCGTCGGTTGGCGTAACAGCGAAGTCCAGGCTTGGATTCGGCAAAGGGAGGCGCTGTAATGCAGCGCCGAACACCTCAACAACCGGGCTGGACGATAGAACTCACAGCAGCGGTCGATATTCCAGCGGAAAAAATCCAGTGGATTTGGCCAGGCTGGCTGCCAAAGGCAAAGTTATCCATTCTTGCCGGCGCAGGTGGATGCGGCAAAACCACGCTGGCAATCTCGCTGGCCGCCACGCTCAGCAGAGGTGGTGACTGGCCAGACGGCAGCAAATGTGAGGCAGCAGGCAACATCGTAATCTGGAGCGGCGAGGATGGTATCGCTGATACGATCATTCCCCGCCTTACGGCTGCAGATGCAGACCTAACCCGCGTGCACGTTATCGAGGGGCTCAGAGATCAACGTGGGAACAGACGACAGTTTGATCCTGCAGCCAACTTTTCCCTTTTGGATGAAGCAGCCGCAAGGATTGACGGCGTTTCATTGCTGATTTTCGACCCACTGATCAATCTCATTCGTGGGGATATGCACCGGGCAAACGAAGTTCGGCAGGGGCTACAAATGGTAGTGGATTTCGCAGAGCAGCATTGTTGCGCTGTCCTCGGTATATCTCACCTGAGCAAAGGTACATCCCAGTCATCCGTAGCTGATCGCGTAATCGGCAGCCAGGCATTCTCAGCGCTTGCTCGCACGGTACTGGTGGCTGGGAAAGCTCAAAATTCCGAAGCGCGAGTGCTTGTCCGACCGAAATCCAACGTCTCGATTGATAGTGGGGGGATAGAGTACTTCGTTGAGCCCTTAGTGATAAACGAGCAGTTGGAAACAACCTGCATCCGGTGGGGAGAGGCCGTCGAAGGTAGTGCTGAAACTATTTTGGCGGATATCGAGCGAGCGGACGGCGAAAGACCAGCATCAGCTACTCAAGAGGCGTGCAGCTTTCTCGAGGAGACGTTGCAAGCTGGGCCTGTTGCAATCAATGCGTTGATGGCTTTAGCTGAAGAACGTTGCATTTCTTCGGCGTCACTTCGCAGAGCCCAGAAACAGCTAGGTATACGTTCACACAAAACAGGTATGCAGGGCGGATGGGCATGGGAGCTTCCCACCGCTTCCTGAAGGCGCTCAACGCACGTCGAAGGTGCTCAATACTTGTGTTGAGCACCTTCGTTTTTATTGAACGCCTTCGACTCGCGAGAGAGTCTGTATGCCTGATTCCTCAGATAAAATCCCGGCACGCCAGTCGCACAGGTCGACCACGACTACTTCCCAATGAAATAGAGATTGCCGTTCTTGTTGTAAATCGCGGCAGGTCGAAAGTCCTTAGACCAATTCCTTCCAGGATAGTATGCATACATCCATTCGGGCAGGTGACGAGCAATACCCTCCAGCGCATCCATGCCGTCCTTATCAGCTCTGCTAGCGTCAGCAAATAGCTCGCCTGAGGGATCGGTCAGGAAAATCGGGCCGTAGGCTTTCTCGGCCGAAATGAACGCTGGCGCAGCGCTCGCCGGAGCGTCGAACGGCGCGGGATTCCCAGCAGCCAAATCTGCAAGCCTGTCGTATTTCTTGCCTGATCCGTCAGCATACTTAGCCGGCTCATGACGCAACTTTGAGATTTTTCCACCGAAGTATTTCTCTCTCGCATCAAGCCAGGCCGACCTGACCAACGCAGATGCCTCCTTTGGGTTAGACGCGAGTTCCTCAGGCACCCACGCAGCAACCTGGTAATGATAGACAGGGCCAGCGCTGCCACCACCCAGCAAGAACAACCCGACGCCAAGAGAGGCTGCTCCTGCGCTGCTAAACCCAGTTGGAGGTGACACGTATCCCAAACCTGCCGTCGCTAGACCTCCTGAGCCTCCCGAAGACCGCGGCGCGCTCAGGTTATCTGCTTCATTCCCAACCATTTCACTTGGAATATCGCGCTGACCATCGATGCGCATGGCTTCCAGGACCAGCATGGCATCGGACCATTTCTCGCGAGGAACATCTTTAGGTTCTGGCAACATGACCCTCGGGGTACTGGAACAACCAACCATCACAACCAACAGCAAGGTACCAACGCATCCCTTCACAGAAAAAAGCATCGACATGAAAACTCCCTATGTATTCAGTGGTTCTCCAGCACACGTAGTACGCCAGAGACATCCTTCACTTGCCTGCTAGGTCATAGCGCCCAAAAATTATCTGGGCAACTTCAGCGGTAAATAACACCACCACTTAAACGACCGCAGATGATTTCGGCGAACCGACGTAGCGGTAAAGCGTTGTTCGAGAAACGCCATACCGTCGGGCAACATCGGTTACCTGTATCTCAGGATCTCTGAGAAGAGCTCGTATCTCACGCACCTGACGATCATCGAGCGCAGGCTTGCGTCCACCTTTTCTCCCACGGGCACGAGCCGCAGCCAGTCCTGCACGAGTTCGTTCTCGAATGAGGTTGCGCTCAAACTCAGCCAGGGCAGCGAACACGTGAAAAATCAGCTTGCCGGCAGCGCTGGTGGTTTCGATTCGCTCGGTTATCGATTCGAAGGCCACCCCTTCCTGCTCCAAGCTACTGACAATCCCAACCAAGTCAGGCAAAGAGCGACCGAGGCGGTCCAGTCGCCAGACAACCAGAGTGTCACCGTTACGCAGAGCTTTGAGGCAATGCCCCAGCTCCGGCCTGTCTGCCGACTTGCCGCTCATGGTTTCCTCGTAGACTGTTGAGCACCCAGCCAGAGCAAGTGCATCTCGCTGCAGGTCGAGGTTCTGATCATCAGTCGACACTCGGGCATATCCAATCCGCTTTCCCATGCGTTTTTCTCACACTGATTTCGGTACGAGAAAAGTGACAGGAAAACGGGAAATCCCAAGTCCAGTAGCTCGTCTGGAATAGGTGTACCAAAAACGACCGTTTACGGATTGTCGGCCTCGTCAATTTCAGGCGCTGAAAGCGACCGAAAACGAACCTCAGAATATTTTTTCTCGCTCAACATTTCTTTTTAGCAGCTCAGCACCCGAGCTGAACGGAGGAATGACCATGAAGCAGAGTTTCTACTCACATTTTGACCGGGATTTGGCGAGGGCCGGTTCGGCGAACCTCAATGAGGCAGTCCGACGCGGGCTCCTCAGTCAACACGAGGCAATGATCCACGACCATCAGTGGGCACAGTTTAGTATTTACGCCAAGGAGTCTCATGAGGTGGATGTCCTGGAGCTCGTCAATGAAAAACTGGTGCGGCAATACGGCGAAGAACTCTGTACGCAGGTGTACCACGGGAATCTTTCGGTGCAGACCGCGGAGGGCCTTCTTGAGACAGTGAGTTCAGTTATGGCCCTCGCAACCAGCGGTGACTGGAATGTCGTGATGCCTGATATCGGCGTTCCTGGCCATGCACGGATTACAGCCCCACACAGCCTTGATCAAGCGAAGTTCGAAGCCGCAGTAGAAGATGTTCAGGCCCGCGTATCAGAGCATCTGGCGGTGGTGTTGATGTTAGTGCGGCATCTCGGCATATCAATACGTGAAGCTTTTTTCTTCGACGCCCAAGCGGCTCTAGAGGCAGCCAAGGGGGATGGATTTATTCCCCTGGAAAGCGGCAAAGAAGGGAAGTATACACAGAGGATAATTAACATCTCGATGCCAAAGCAGATCGCCGTTTTGGAGACGGCATCCGCCGCCCAAGATGTTCATCGCTATCCACAAACAAAGCAGACATGGCGGTTCTGGAAGCAGAACAGCTTACCTGCTGCCAAGGATATTTTGCTTTTTCATGGGCTGAGTTTCTGTGATTGCCGAGCAGCGTTTGCATGTGAGCTTTACAAGCAGTGGTCCGGTCATGAAGCCCCGATTCTTGGAGGGCGCGCTCCTAATATCGAGGATCTAGAGGCGCGACATCACGTCGCCTACGAGCTTGGGAAATTGCGTATATGGGAAACTGATGCATACGTCGGTGCCCGAGCTAACCTGCGAAAGGAAGCTGCCACTACCGGTCGCTAAGCCATCACAGCAGTTTGGGACTACATCAGACGCCCTTATCCTTGACAGACCTCGAATCAAAGGAGTCAGGGTATGGATGGTTTTGAGCTGCTTGTATACGCCGTGCTTGCCGTCATCAGTGCGCTGATTATCACAGGTGTAATTGGATATCTGGTCGCAGCGCACCTGGACAAGAAGCACGACGACGATTGAGCCTTCAGCGGAACGACCAGATCCCTGCAAAAAATTGTCCGCTGCCCCTTGGCAGCGGGCGCTTACACACCCCATCGGCAAGGCATCCTACCGCTGCGACAAGCACTATTCGTCCAAGTCTATGAGGTCATGGAACGAATCTGGAAGGGCTGGCAGTTTCCTCGCCATAGCGAAAGTGACCTGAGCGCCGAAGCGTTTAGTTCAGCGACATGCACACCCGCCATGTGGCGAGCTAGCTTGCCCAACACGCTGAAACTCGTCCGCCGACTCGCAAGCAACACCTCATCTTGGGTTTTCCGAAAGCTACCGGAGAGTGCCTAGCGACCTCATCCACCCGGAGCATCACCATGGAATTTCGTCACCTCGGTATCGGGCATTACTTCCCACCTATTGCACCAAACGGTCGGGTTTACGCTGTGCCTCTTGGGCAGGAATCCCAGGTAGAAGTTTTCTGCCTTACCCCTGTAGGCATCATAGGTGCGGGCATTCAATTGCACTGGTCAGAAATCATTGGTTGTTACTACGACGGCGAATCCTGGGAGATCATCCCGCGCAACTACTCCGGACGAGGAATGCGCTTCCGCAGGGGCCTATCCTGCATCATGGTGATCGAAGGTAACGAGGCCCTCACGACGCACATACAGGGCTACCCCATCCCCATGTGCGTGATGAACCGCATTGCATTCGAACAGCAGCGAGCCAGTGAGGAGTAGCGCGTTACCGTCACCACCCGCTACGCGACACGGGTACCAGCTAGGCCGGCACCTACCAAAGATTATTTTATGAAAGTGAAGCCCTTCACTACTAATACACATCACAGTTCGCCGGCTGACTTGTTCGTAGGCGTGACTGCTAATAGCAAATATGGTCTCCGCCCGCTTGCCTGCAGGGGCCTGCTTGTTGACGGCGCTTAGATTTAGCGCCCTATACTGCTTATAGCCCGTACCCGTCGCCTTTCCTGACGAAGCGCAGCAGCATGTCTCACCGAAATTCACTGCTGATACGAGAAAGCCCCGTCAGACCATGCTACACGGAGCTTTCGGGCATTGAAATCGGCTCAGATCCATTCGGAACTGCTTATAGTGCACTCAGCCCCTACTCCTCCGAGTAGAAATCGCCATGATCGAGCGCCTGATATCGAGATAGCTTCCTCTCATAGGCGACCAACGTCCGACGCAGCTGACGATTCTCGCTGGCGATGCTGCGAATCTCAGCAAGACGCTCCTCGACCTGTAAAACGAGGCGACGGTAAGGGAATTTAACAAACTCAAACGAGGAAGCCGGGTATTTGTACTTGCCGTTGCCTTTAGGAATAGTCAGGGGTGCGAAATTATTTTTTTGCCCTTGCAATGGCACCAATCTGCACCAGTAAATCGAGTACGCGTTCGGGCTCGTTTGCTTGATTGACACAGCAGCCACGACAGATTTGACCCCAGTCTTTTTGTATATCTTCATGGACGCTTCGATGTAGCTTGCGGCCAGGCGTCTCGCATCCGCAAGCAGCTGCTCGTACTGCTGATCCAGGAGGGTGACTATCGTTTGTGCTTCTTTACTCATCATTAAGGCTCTCTTCGCTATAAGAGCCAAAATGGTGACCGATCGCTGAGCACGCGGAATTCGATTTCAGACCGTTCTGCCGTCGGAAATCTACCGAAAGGGGGTAGTCTGGCTCAGGCCGTCACCCTACGTCGCGCCAAGATGATAGACGGATGACTACATGTCAGCCGCAGAAAAACATAACGTGCAAATGATGCACAACAGATGACGACGGCAGCCTCGCCCCTGGCGGAACAAGATCAACATGTTGGAAGCAGTCCTTCGATTGCTGTCTGTAGCGCGCTGGAGGCAAATCGAAAGGAACGCTGATCAGAGAGCGAAGTAGGTGTAGAAAAAGAAGTGCAGCTACCACCTAGGTACGTTCAATTACCGGCGCGGTAGGGAGCGCATGTGCATGCACACGGTTTCCCATTGCCCAAACCGGAAACGGTTGTACTGGCGAACCAGGACAACTTTCCCATGATCGGTCATGGCGTATTCTCCATCTGATCTCAGCGGGCCGCTGATAGCCTTTACACACCAAGTGCAAAGCGAGCAGATGAGTGCCAGGCAGGAAGGAGAGCCCTTTGGTGGTAGCTGCAGGCCAAATGCTATCAGTTGATGCCGAACACGGAAAGATCAGCGCTCATCAATTCCGGGCCATCCGGTCGCTCCCGGTAGAAGGAGCGATCACATACGCGTTGACGCAGCCCTCCCAGAATGCTTGGTTAGCTATGCCATCATCTTGTCGAAGTGAGATTCGAAATTGGTTCTGATGAACACATCCTTAAACCGCGCGACGAAGATCGCCGGATCGATCTCGCCGAAATCAGTGAGGTTAACCGAGTCAGCATGTGATTCACGGTTGATGTATCGGTAAAGCGCTCTGTACTCTGGATTCTCCTCGCTAAGATCAGTCAACGCCTGGCGCAGGCTGTGCGTCTGATGCACGAAGCTAAAGTAGTACTCTAAGATATTGCGCATCATGTTCGGAATCACATTAGGGGAAGTTCGGCCTTGTAACGCGTCCTTGATGGTTTGCCAGAAGGCTTGGTAGTCGTTCTGGATTTCGCGCTCCTCCATGGCCACGACCGAGCTATATTCGGACTTGGTGATCCGGAACATTGCCAAGGATTTTTCTCCGTCATCCTTCAAGAGCTTGACCATTTCGTGGAAGAAGAAAAGGTTGTGCGTCAGGATGATCACCTGCTTGAACCGGTCTCTCGGGATGAGCACCTGCCGCCTGATCAGCGATGCAATATCATAAACATAGTTATGGGAGAGGCTCGATATTGGGTCATCAATGACGATGACGCGATCACGCTTGAGCCTCCCACTAGCTGTGTCCAGCTCGCCATTGCAGACCTCAAGAAAGTAAAGAAACGAGATCAGCGTTTTCTCGCCCTCACTTAGGGTTCTGAACACCCCTTCAGTCTGGCCAGGGCGCTCAAGACGATACTGCGGCACCAGGCCCTCTTCTTTAATCAGCGCGAAGCCCTTCAGGCCCAGCACCCGCAACCAATTATTGATGCTCTCGACCGACTGGTCGATGTTCGTGATAGCCGCCCTGGATTGGGCAATGATATCGCGTTGTGCTTGAATGCGATCCCGCAGAGACTGAACCTCATCCTTGGCGGCCTGGCGTTGGCGCCCCTGCTGCTTATCGACCTTTTCGAATGCCACGAAAGCCGCTTCGCACGAAGCTCTGTACCAGCTCCAGAAGCGTCGCTTGACGTCCTCCTCATGCTGCTTCTTGTTTTTTATCCTCGCATTGATAACGTCGATTTTCAGTTGCTCAGCCGCGATCTCACTGTTCAACTCGGCTACCAATGTTGCAGTGGACTCCAGCGTAACCGTGAGGGATGGACTGGCGAGCTTCGTAGCAAGGGATTGCAGGTTCTTCTGGAACACAGCGTGAAGCCTGGTGATACGGAGCTTTATGGCTTGCAGCTGATATTCCGGAGCCTCGCACCTTCGCAGGAATTGATCCGCCGCGTCTCGGTATCGGCTTTCGAGTTGTTGCAGCAAACCAAGGCGCTGCTCATAGGTCTTATCGAAAACTTTACGAATTTCAGCATAGAAATCCTGCGGCAAGGGCTGCTGGCATAGTGGGCACTGGTTTTTTGCCTCGACCTCATAGCGCAGTGCCTGCTTAACCCAATCCGAATTTCCCAGTTGCTGAATGAACGCAGAAAGGTAGGAGTCGCCTGACCCAGTGATGACTTCCTGCATGATCGGATCGGTTTCTAGCTTACCCGCTTGGAAGGTGATTGAAGCGATTCCGGGCAGCTCCTGATCACTGGCCTCGTTAAGTTCTGCTGCCTCGCTGAGCAGCCCCTGAGCGGTGTCAGTGGTTTCCACAAGCTGGACGCGTCGGACTGCGTCAAGTAAACGCTCTTTGGTGTTGAGCGACCTGAAGCAGTAGGCCAAAGCAGTGTTATCGAAGTCACGCTTAGGCTTCCATACATTGTCCAGCAGCGCCTGATGAGCTTGCTCCTGGGCCTTCTTGCAGTTAACGCCCTTTTCCATTTCAGAATCATGGGCGATCGTCAATTCAGCGATTGCTGTCTCGGCCGCTGCCAGGGCAGCTTCCGCCTCAATGTTGCCCTCATTGAGGGTGAAGACCCCTGGCTGGGATGCGGCTTCATGGAAATTTTTCTCCATGAATGCATAGTTGTAGACTAGGACCTCCCGGCCAACCTTTACTGGCTCCACTCCGCAAACGCTGTAGCAGGCCTCAGCAGGGGCCTGAAGGAAGTTACTGATAGTGGTCTTGCCCGTCCCATTATGGCCATAGAACAGACTCACGCGCTTGAGCGGGGCAATGGACACCGCTGAGTCTGGAGAGTAGCTGGAGACGTTGCGAAGCAGAATTTTTTCAATCATGCGGCAATCCTTGGCGTGAGCAAACCCAGCTCAAAGATAAACGGAACATCTGTGATAGCATAGTGACACTTCGCTAACTGATCGGTCTCGCAGGTTACTTACCCTATGCCAAGGGTAACTCCGGTGCGGACTCTAGCCGTCACGAGAGGCTAGGATCGACCCAAACCGCCGATTGCGACAGGCAACTACCGGCCAAAAGCTGCTCGTAACGAACGCTGCATTCGACCCAGCGCAGTCCTTCATCACGTTCGACTACAGCTGATGGGGATCGGTGAATTTCCGTAACGCCTGCATCAGCGCACGTTATTCAGACCGGCTGGATACCGCAAAAACCTGTTCGCTGCTAACGGAACTCGAGGGCGGTTTACGGCTATCCGTTAAATGCGAAGAGCCAGAAGTACCAGACCTATCAGCACTTGAGATAGACCATATTTTACCGCGGAGTTGAAACGTCCCACTGGCCGCTGAAAGAAGGCAGCGTGGCAGCCGACAGCGACGAGTCACGAGTCGGATATCGAAATGATAATGCGCTCTTGCGGCACATTGACGCCCTGGCAGCTCATGATTAGTGAACAGCATGAGAGCATCCCGATGCTAGGCAACTTGACGCTGCTGAAGCTCAGCGTCAAAAGGACGGCGCAACACTGCGATTTCGCGGCGAAAGGCGACAAGCTGATGTCAATGCCAGCCTTGGTTTCAATGTCCCCACTAATTGCTACTTCTGCGTGGAACGAAGCCGCGATTTCAGCCAGAGCCCATGCCCTCGCCAACATGGCACTGACGATATGTCCCAAAAGCGAATGATGACCTCCCTCTCAGCACAGCAGGTAGGTTTATTCACGCTCCAGACTGCGAGCATCTGCGGTGACCGCCTCCACAACTCCGGCCAGCTCCCGCACCAGGTCAGGCTCGAAGCGCTCCAGGTAAGCTGCGATAGTCTGATTGCGCAGCATGCGAGACACATAGCCCTTGGCAACCACGAGTACTAACATGGTTTCGCCGAGCGTGTCCTCAACCAACCGGTAGTCGTGGTAGAGCTTTTCCATCTCCCGCTCCATGCGTGCAATGTCTTCAGCAGTCACGCCCTCACTGACTTTCTTTGCCTCGACCAGCTGTTCAGGACGCGTTGCGGCCAAAACCATTTCGGCGTAGCGCCCAGTAAAACAGTTGGCCGAAATCATCATCTCGACTAATTCTATTTGGCGCATTGGCTTCATCTTGCGCAGCACGCGAAAGACCGCCTGACTGACCATTCGCGTTTTCAGCATCTCAGCGACTTCCGGCGCAATCCCGCGCAGCAAATGCTGGCGCTCGCGGATGCGTCCAACGTTGACGCTCAAGACTTCGGCAATCCGCTCGGCGGTCGTTCCTTTGCGAATGGCCTCCAGAATCATCTTGTGCTCTTGAATTGGGGTAAGTCGGTTGATCTGCCGGTTGTAGGTAAATCCTTCGTCATCTGTCGCCAACAGGCACAACGCGTCTTTTGCTCCCAGCTGTACGAGCGCAGCCAGTCGCAAATGACCATCCAGCAACAGATAACGGGGTTCCTCTCCCACACCGTGTACAGGCTCGGGATGCACCGCGAGCGGTTCGACCACCCCCAGCTCGCGGATGGAAGCTAAAATCGCCGCATACTTGACGGAGGTCAGCATATCGTGGGTGACTTGGCGAGAGGGTAGGATCAGCGGTAGGCGGACGGTAATCAAATCAGGCCCAAAGGCACGCTTGACGACAGTCATGCGTCCCCCTGAATACGCTCGGCCAATACCTGCGGCATATCATCAATGCCTTCGCTGTGTAACATTGACCGAAAAAATTCATCGGCTAGTAACCGACGTAATGCAGTCACGACGAATAGCAATCGTTGCTCGCTGATGTCTGCCTTCTTCACCATTAGGCGCTGACGGCGCACCTCAGTTTGATAGGCAGTCAGCAACTGGCGGGGAGTGGTCATGCGCTCGCCTCCCTGATGCTTACCATAATCTTTCCCAAGAACGCGTCGACGGTCGATCAGACGGCGTACCTTGATGAGTTCATCTCCTTTCAGCAGCCCACTTTCATAGGCCTCGACCATGGCGGCCTGGACCTGGGAATCGTCAGACCGTGCCACATGGATCGCGACTTTGATCGGTAGCCAGCCCTTTTCGACGGCAGCAATCAAACGCTCCTCTCCTTGCCTTAACAAGATCAGAATGCCGCCGACATAGGCACGGTCCAAGCAGGTTTTCTGGGCAATCTGCCTAATGGAGTAGCCACGCTCGTGCAGTACGTTTATCGCCATCAGCAAGTCGCGGTTCGAGTGCTTGCGCCGCGCCAGATTCTCTACCAAGCTGATGAGATAGCGGTCCGCCTCAGCTGCCGTCACCACGACCGCTGGAATCGCCGCCTCCCCCAGGACCTTGAAGGCTTCGAAGCGCCCCTGTCCACAGATCAGGTCGAAACTCGAACCGTTGCGGGTCACCGTGATCGGTCGTTTCAACCCCAGACTCGCAATGTTTTCTACCAGGCGTGCAAACACTTGTTGATTGCGACTACGCGGGTTGAGCACGCGAATATCCGCGAGTGGGATCTGCGCAATTGGTGCCGCCTGAGCCACATGAAGTGCAAGATGCTCTCCCGATGCAGCCATTACGCAGCGCTCCCCAAGGGTATACGTCGACTCAGGGCCGCCAGGATGTCCAAGCTGTCGAACCGGTAGAGTTCGAATTCACGCGGATTAGTATCTCCCAGACGCAGGTGAGGGGCCGCCAAATCGATCATGGGAAAGAGGTAGTAATCAAGCACCTCCTTCTCACCGGGGAGCATGCGAACAGCGACCGTCAGGTCAGGTAACAAACCGAAGTCGAAGCGTAGCTGCCAACGTCTGCGCGGCGACTCTGAGCATTGACAGCGGCAGAGCACCACCGAGATCGAGAACTCATCATTAACCCAAACCAGTTGGGTCTTGGGATCGACCGAGATGTGTCCACCGACAAGACGAATGCGCTCCTGCGTGTCGACCAAGATGTGCGGATACAGCTCTCGCAGCCGACGATTGGCCTCCAGAAAGCTGTAGTCCCGTGCGGGGGAATAGCCAATCAGGCTGTAGCTGCGTAGCAGACTACCAAAGCGCTGGCGATAACAACTGCTGGAGGGGCAATCCTCTTGCTCATCAATGATCAACCCAGACAGACAACCTCGCTCCGCAAATAGTTGCTTCAGCGTCGCCAGCATTTGCTCGTCAGTCCAGTGCCGTGACCGCGCTCGGATGATGGCCTGTGCCGCGAGAAACAAAGCGTGGTCGACCACAGAGGAGAAGGCACCGTCGGCCCGCACCAACTGATCAACCGGATTGGAAGTTCGGGGCTGTTTCAGTTTGCCAGACGTGCGATTCCAGACATTGTTACCGATGTATTTTTCGTTGATCAGGACCTGATGCACTACGCCCCGTGACCACGGTCGCTGGAAGTCTGTAAGCAGTCCACGCCGATTCAGTTGAGTTGCAATTTCAGCTTCCGTTCGACCTTCCCTGACAAAGGCCTGGTAAATGTCTTGAACGACCTGTTGTTCGGACTCCGGACCTGGCGTAAGAATCACCCGATCCGTCTGAAGGCTTTTGTACTCTCCCCGATCCAAGATTGCTTTAGGCTGCCCTGTCTGATCGACAAGTTGACGACGCAATCCATATCCAGCCGGGCCACCTTGTCGGTATCCCAGCTGGATCAAGCGCGACTGCCCCGCAAACACCTTGACGGATAGCTCACGGCTGTACTCACCGGCCATCATGCGTTTAACACTCTTGATGATGCTGGACACCGGTGAGCCATCGTTAACGAACTGTTCGGCGCAATATTCGACCCTGACACCCGCCTGCCGACATCGAACTTCGTAGCTGGCGCTAACATCAGGGTCCTGAAAGCGCCCCCAGCGACTTACGTCATAGACCAGAACTACAGAGAACTCGGACTGACCCGCGTCGACATCTCGAAGTAGCTGCTGGAGAGCTTCCCGACCATCCAGGCTCAAGCCACTTTTACCCGCGTCGGTGTACACCCGGACGATCTCCAGCTCATGTGCTGCCGCATAAACGCGAATGGCATCCAGCTGATTTTCAGTGGAGTACTGCTGGTGCTCCGTCGACATGCGGACATAGGCAGCAGCTCTATTGCCGCCCTCGGTCGTGGATAGATGTGATTGTCTCATTTCTTGATCGATGCCCCCTCAGCGACTTGGGGTCGACACCCATGCCAAGCCGTAGACTGCACCACACCTATCGGCCTACATCAGATGCGCTACTCACGAATATAAAGAGGAGATACGGAAAGATGATCGCGAAAATGGGTAATTCATTTCCAATCTGTGCACAAACCTACGCCAATGCCGTAGCTGCTGCCTTACGCACCGAATTGGGCACGTCACATCGCGCAATCAAGACGCTGCGCCACTGGACCGACGCCAGTGAACGCACGGCTAAACACTGGCTGGCGGGTAGCCATGGTCCAAGCGGCCTTCATTTGATTGAATTAATGCGGCATTCTGACCATGCGCTCCAGGCAGTGCTTGAATTGGCACAGCGGAACTCGTCCGTGGCAGTGGTCTGGCTTCCCGCTTTGCGCGAGCGCTTGCTTGACGTCGCGGAAATGATCGAGGCTTGCCTGGGTCCTGGCAGCGCTCACTGACAGCCCTTTGCAGAGGCCTTCTCCGACTCGCAAGTGGGACACAATAGGATTACGGTTAGAAGCTCTTAGCAGAGTGAATCGCCCTGGGTTTTGTGGGCACTTCTGATTGCCTGCTTCTGGCCGATTTTTGCCTTTCACAGCATGATCATCGGTCAACAATCAACAAACCAGTTGTAAAAACGGTATCCCGCGCTAACCGACACAGCACATGTACCCAGCGTCAATAGAGGCCACTGTCCTTCGACACCAAGCCACCACTGCACCTTGAACAGAAGAGCTCCCACCAACACGCAGGCGAGAACACCAAGAGCCAGACCAACCAAAGCGAACAACCAAGCCCCTAAGCCTGGGTTTCCGCCGTGCCAGTTCTCACTCAGACAAAAGGGGCAATGATTGGATGAAGGCGAATATCCCCAGAAACCACGGCTATATGACGCTCTCGGAACCATCGCTTTGCCACAGTTGTGGCAGGTAACCATCGAGTGTCTCATACCGCACCTCAGCTCAAATCGTCCTAGATGAACCCATGGTGCGCTACTGCGGAAAAACCCCAACTGCGAGACCTGACATCTACCCAGCACCTGGTCTGAGCTAGGCTCAAACCTTCCTGGCCAGATAATCGAGGTTATGCTGTACTCGAGTGACAGTGTGAATGCTCCCCAGTGGTTGAGCTGGCCTCGACGTTCGCAAAACGATAATTCAGGACGCCAGTTCAACTCCTAAAAGAGCCGCTCATCGGAAATAAGTTCAGGGGGGCACCGATGGGGGTACTTAGTAAGAAACCATTGAATAAAGCTAGCTAAAACAATAGTTTAGTAACGCATTTAAAATCCCCCCGGCTCCACCAAACTTACATCTAAAGACGTCCACGGACGTCTTTTTTTGTGCCTGAAAACCAGTAAATACGGGGCTTTCAGCGCCATCTGCGTCCACGGACATCCATGAGCAGCCACGCTTTCTGGCATTCCAAATGGCATTCCAAGCCCATAAGTGCTAATTTTTGGAATGCCAAATCCCATCCTGGAATGCCAATGTGCGCACAAGCTACTCGCCTCTCTGAGCTCAAAATCAAATCTGCCAAGCCTTCTGAAAAGGACTACGTCCTGTTTGACGGCGGCGGACTTCAAATGCGAGTGAGAAGCAATGGCTCTAAGCTATGGAACTTCAACTATCGACACCCCGTGACGAAGAAGCGGATCAACATGGGCTTAGGTACCTTCCCTGAAGTCTCGTTAGCGCAGGCACGAAAGGGCTCCATTGCAGCGAGGGAAGTACTTGCCCAAGGCCTCGATCCTAAAGAGCAACGAGATGTAGTGCTGCAAGCAAAGCAAGCTGAAACTGAGTACACATTTCAGAATGTTGCGACGTCCTGGTACGAACTGAAGAGGGATGCAGTGACACCAGCTTATGCCGAGGACATCTGGCGCTCGTTGACGTTGCACGTTTTTCCGGATTTGGGCACCACACCGATCTCAGCCATCAGCGCACCACAAGTCATCAACCTGCTTCGGCCACTCGAAACCAAAGGTAGTCTTGAAACAGTTAAACGGCTATCACAGCGACTCAACGAGATCATGACCTACGGGGTCAACTCGGGACTGATTCACGCAAACCCGCTTAGTGGGATTCGATCCGTCTTCAAGAAGCCGAAAAAGAAGAATATGGCGGCGCTTGCTCCCGATGAGCTGAAAGAACTCATGGTGGCAATTGCCAATGCCAGCATAAAAAGGACCACGCGCTGCCTTATCGAATGGCAGCTCAACACCATGACCCGCCCAGCAGAGGCAGCCACCACTCGCTGGGCGGACATCGACTTCGAGAAGAAGATCTGGACGATTCCTGCTGAGCGCATGAAGAAACGCCGCATACATATCGTGCCGCTCACAGATCAAGCG